CCATTCTTCAGGCAATCGCACTTCGAAATGTCCGCGTGATGGATGGCCGTGGAGGATACCCCGACAGGCGAGCCGTATCGAGTTGGAACGCAATCGATTTTACTGATTCAGCAGAGAACCGGGATATCCAGGTCGGCTATATTGAACTGGGCGATTTGACTCAGATGAAAAAGACAACTATCTCGGCGGTGGGGAGGTAGGCATGCCCGGTAACCCTATACAATACACTTCAAGAACATACGCCACTGTTCTGGCTGACATCAATAGCGATCCCCTGCTCGTGGACAAACCTGACTGGTTCAAGAGGCTTATCGCGGGGATCATGGATGTGCTATCGGTCATAGAGAATGCAAGCGCAAACCAGGCATTCCTGAGAACCGCATTCACAAGGAAAGCGGTCAACGATCTGGCGGCGATGCTGGACTACTACCCCGCAGGACAGACGGAATCATCTGGAATCCTGATGTTCGATATTAGCGCATCCACCGGGCTACCATACACCGTGGCCCAGGCCGATGTGGCGGCGCTTTATCCTGGGAGCCTGTCAAATTCTCTGAGAAAGTTTGAGGCGCGCGGGAGCCTTGCTTTTGTTGCAACGAATTATGCGGACCCCGAGCCCGCGGCGAACTGGGTCGTCGGGACAAGCATTGTGACCACTGCCGCAAACCCGGGCGTCACATACGTCACCGGCGAAAAGGTACGGTTGACAACCTCTGGGACACTCCCGACTGGGTTTGCTCTGAACACCGATTACTTTGTTCTTCTGGTAACGGCAGGAGCAGGGCCGACGGCAAACCAGCTGAAGCTCTACCCCACAAGGGCAGGAGCCATGGCGGGCGGCGCAGGATTCATCGCTTTCTCCACACAAGGAACGGGGACGCATACAATTACCAGGCTGTCCAGGCCAATCACCGCATACTCTCAGACAACGGTTCCATCCTTTCAGCTTGGCGTAAGTGATGGAACCCCATGGCAGGAGTTCCGAATCGCACAGACGGGGGTTCTTAAATCGGTCATTACGATCACAAACAGCCAGGGGACGTGGACCCGGGTCGACACCCCCGTGTATAACATCGGGACCGATCTTGTCTTCCGTCTTATTTCAAACACTGACGGCTCCTCCACGATTCGATTCGGCGATGGAACCTATGGTGCCATCCCGACGCAAAACCAGCCGATCAATGCAACCTATGCGTGGGGGGGAGGAGCGGCGGCGAACATCACTACCCTGGGGGCAATCAGTCAGTACGCGGGAGCGGATGCGAATATCACTGGCGTGTATAACGCAACGGTGTTTTCTGGCGCGGCTGAGTACGAGTCAATCCAGACCACAAAGGTACTCGCTCCCCTTCTGTTGAAGGCAAGAGATCGATTCGTCACAGTCGGAGATGGCATAGCCCTTACCCTTGCGTGGGGCAGCGTGGGAGGCACCTCGATAAGTCAGGCGCAGGTGATACAGAATGCGTACGGGATTCTGTCTTGCGCTGTGGTTGCCGTTGCCGCAGGAACGCAGGGTCCGCTTACGGCACCCCAGCAAGCGGCGCTGCAGACGTACCTTATTTCAAAGACAATAATGCAAGCGGTCAATGTTGTCGTTATACCGGGCACGTTTTCCCTTACCCTTATTTCCGCAAACATTCATCTCTCCGCTGGATATACATGGGCATCGGTTCTTCCCTATGCGACGCTGGCATTTCAACTGATCACATCGGCAGCGGGGCAAGACATAGTGAACACATACAAGGGGACGGGGGGAATTGTATCTGCCATTGCGCTCATCAATTCTATCTTCTCAACAGGCTTCGGGCCCGCCGACTACACCACGGTCGCCGCAATCATCAATGGTCTCTCGGCGGCAGGGGTTCGGCAATTTGGAGACTTGATAGAACTGTCCACTTTGCTTGAATTGCTGATCGCATACGTTCCGGGCGTATCGTATGCGGTACTCACGGCGGTGACGATCGGTGGGGTCGTGCAGACGTTAAGCGCAAGTTGGTACTACCAGTGCGCGACAACAGAGATTCTTACAGCGGGCACCATGACGCTGACGCAGGTGTAGCATGGCGGCAAAAGTCGGCCTAACCCCCACGATCAATAACTTCCCAAAGGTCATGCAGTTGGCGGGCGACGCGGGTACAACGGCGCTCGCGAATAAAATGGATTATTGGATCAACCTGGTCACCGCAGAAATACTGGCGATGCAGGCATTCATGAGGCCCGAGCAGGCGGCAGCCGTGGTACTTCCTGAGCTTGTCTATATGTTCAATGCGGCGACGCAATTGATGATGAGCGACGCACAAGTGCGGCAGGCCATCGCAAGTGCGGTCAAGGCACAGAAAAAACGCGGTGAATGGGCGGCGTCGGTGAAGCCCGTTATAGATGCCATTACGGGGTTTTCGGCTTCGATATGGCTGGGGCTTACCGCTGACTGGCCCGTGCGCGTTGGAGATCAGACGTTCCTTGGCTACGGGTGGAGCGTGCGTGGGGCAGGCGTGAATGCGAACTGGATGGGAATCATAAGAACAGGATCGGGAAGTGAACCTATAATCCCAGGGAATATCTATGTCGACGTCGGGACAAGCACATTGACGCCCGCGCAAGTTGCCCAGATCGTGCAGGCAATCGCAACTGATTTTGTTCCCGCGTATTTCAGGGTTTTTCTTGGATACACCACGGCGGGGGCATTCACGGTTTATGCAGGAGGGACCATTGGATGAGTACCATAACACAATACGGGTCGATAAAGATGACCGGGAGCCACCCGAATAAAATCCCCGATGGCGATGGAGACCTTGATTACGAACAGGACCGGATCCGCGATTTTGCATGGTTGATGGATCGGGTAGGGTCTCTTTTCTATGACTTAATCGGAGGCACCGCGGCTTTGATTCAGGGAGGTATCGTCACAGACGATGGCAGCCATTCGCATGTGAATATCACGGCGGGCATTGGATACGCACCTTTCACTGTTTCCGTCGGCAACACTGCTGCTGTTCCACCCCTGACAGCCGATGAAGACATAACGAGTGAGCGAGTTTCATGGGGTGCTCTATCAGCGCAAGGCACATTTTCGGGGACTACCACCTACTACGTGAAAATGGCATATGCGGAGACGGACAGCCTGACGCGAGCCAGGGCAAAGGCAACAGGGACATGGGCGTTTACGAAGACGCCGAGCTACACGCTGACCATCGACACCTCGGCGCCAACCGCCTACCAGATACTCCTCGCCACCGTGGCGGTGAGCGCGGGGGTGATCGGGACGGTGAACCAGGCCGCCTACAAGACGCCCGGCGACCTGTACGACCTGGTGGTGGACAGCAACGCGAAGCTGGATGCGTGGGCGAGGGCCACCCTCGGGCAGTTCAAGCGCGTGCTTATCAAGAGCGGGACGTGGACCGCGCCGAACCTGGGGCCGACCGCCGGGGTGCTGATCAACCTCGACAACACGGGGACCGTGTACGTGTTCGGCGAGAAGGGATCGTCCATCGTCTACTCCGGATCGTATGCTGGCACCTTGTACGGGCTCTATCATGCTTCACTCCCATCAAGTATAGATACAGAACGATTTGAAAACGTAAAAGTTGCACTGACCAATACCAGCACCAACAATGCTTTCGCTTTCTATCAATGCACCAATTTAATCGGGTGCACCGGAACGAGCACGGTAGCCGCTACCGGCGAGGCACACGGTTTCGATACTTGCAGTTTTCTCGTTGACTGCGTCGGAACGGGAAATACCACAAGTGCAGTCGGTATTGGATTTAATTCTTGTGATCACCTTACCAACTGTGTGGGAACTGGAATAGCCGGTAGTGTTGGATCAGGATATGGTTTTGGTACTTGCAACCGGCTCACCAATTGTATTGGGAATGGGAGTGGTGGGAGCGCGGCGGGTAACGGGAATGGATTTTACAACTGCGTTGGCGTTGTCCTATGCAGGGGGAAAGGTCTCGCACCGGGAGGAATGGGATATGGATTTATAGGATGCACGAAGATGCAGCAGAATGCGCCGAACGGAGCTTCCAAGACCGCGACGTACAACACGTCCTACGCCGACGCTGGCGCAGGAAACGCGTGCGCCGATACGGCGGCGGGGGGGTACAATTCCTGAGAACAATCGGTCTGGCAACCGTAACGCTCCTGATTGTCCTCGCCCTTTCCAGCTTCATGCCAGCCCCGGGTCGGCAAGAGACATTGCCGAAAGAATGGACCCCGAGACATGACACTTCCAGGCCGAAACCACTGCTCTACAATCCGCCCTTGGAATACTTGAAGCCGGTCGTCTATTACTGTGATGAAACAGCCGTTCCTGTCTGGCTTGCCTGCCGGATGTTCAGTACCGAATGCAGCAAGAGCGGTGACCCGATGGATAGCGACTGGAACGTCCATGCTGTTTCGTGGATGGGCGCTCAAGGGATCGCCCAGCTGATGCCCTACAACCTGGTGTGGTTCTCCGAACATTACAACGATGGGAACCCTATCGATCCCTTTGACCCCGAGACGGCCATCAGGGTTGGCATTCGGTATCTTGCCGATCTCTACCGATTCACCGGATCCTGGAAGGGTGCGGTGGAAGCATACAATTGCGGGCCCATTCGGTGGGCAAGGGGGGACTTGCCTCCCGAGACAAAAGCCTATGGAAGAGATATCATGGAAATATGAGCAACAAGATATCTGACATGGCTCCTGCGGTTCAGGGAAGCGCTCTACAACTTGACCAGGCATGGACGGACGCTGGGATAGCGCACGTTATAAGTGAAACGCTGCGAGTGCAGATTCAACAGATCGCCCGCTGGGTCCAGAGTCGCGCTGCGATCCTCGTCGTCAATCTATTGCGTAAAGTGGCAGGCTATTATCCATTCGCATCCGAGACAGAGAATACCTGGGCCACGAATTGTGATGGTGTGAACACGCCAAGCAGACATCAATCGGGCAGGGCGATGGATGCGCAGCCGCTGGTTCCGCATACAGACGCGGCGGGAAAGACAACGATGGTTCCGACGTGGAACTATGCCGCGCATGCAGATCTGTATAAGAAAATGGGCGCAATCGCGCGGGCGATGGGTTGGACTTGGGGGGGCGACTGGTTGCCGCTTGATCCGGCGACGGGGCTCGGTACCGACCCCGATCACTACGAGTTTCCTTGAAGGAGGACACAATGGATTTGAAACTGTTCGTGCTTCTTGTTTTTGGCATCACGGTCGTCGTGGTGGGCATTCTCCAGTGGCTGAAGGGACTCTGGAAGACGGTTCCATCCTGGCTTCCCGCGGCGCTGCTGCCGATTCTCACCCTGGCGCTGGGGTGGGTGGTGGCACCCGTGGTGACGGCCGTTTTGGGGCTTCGCCTGCTTATGGGCGGACTATCCTGGGCTCTTGGACAACTATGCTATGAAATCATCGTCCAGAGTATCCCCGCGTTGGTACAGGGAGCGATAGACAAGGCAGAAGGGAAAACGCCCGCGCCTGATGCGCCAGTGGCCCCGGTGCAATCCCCGGTAGGGGTGACACCCCCCGGGGCGCCATAGGGATCGAAAGTCGTGCCTTGGCCCGCCACGCGAAGGTGGGAAGGAGGGAATCATGAAGAACCTGTGGGAATGGGTGAAAAAGCACTGGAAGGGCTTGCTTGAAGTCGCGGGAGTGGCCCTTGGTGCCATTCTGGCAATCTTTGGAATCAGGTCAGGAATCTCCCTGGTGGAGGGACTTGTTCGAACAGCAACACTGGGGAAGGTCAAAAGAGCCGACACTTTCCAGCGCCTGGACCCTGACCATGTGGCCGTGAAGACGGAGCTTGGATGGGAGACCGTCGACCTGACATCGATAGCCGCCCCGGGGCACGCGGTGAAAGCAGACAACGTGAAGGCAATCCAGCTTGACGCCGGGAAGCCTGCCAAAGTAGAGGTCCACAATGCGACGATTGACGAAATATAGGTTCCTGTGGGTTCTCGTTCTTGTCTTGTTCGTGGGAGCAGGATACGCCAGGGGAGAGCCCATGACGCAGGAGCAGGCCCTGGCAAAAATCGCCGAATGGGGGCCGGACGCGACGGCCAGGAAAATCGTCGCCCTGGACTTCATCCTGCAGGCCCAGCCCCTGGTAATGCTGCCCGAGACGATCACCCTTCTGGACGGGCGGGATCTGGTGCTTGCTCATGACCCGAAATGGATAACGGTCGACGTGTCGCCATATTTACACTACACAATCCTGCTGGATGACAAACGGATCGCGGGCTTTGTGCCCAAGCCGAATGTGTGGTCGGTGGTGGTGAGTGTTGTGGTGAGTGCTCTGGTGGTTATGACGGCGGAGGAGACCCTTCCGCTGGGGCCGGGGCTAAAGCAGCTTTCCGCTGTGGGCATAGGAAGTGCCGCCGGGCTGTTGACATATCTGTTTCTTCCGAAGTAGATTCAATCAGGACATGATCCCCTCCCGGTGGAGAGTGTCCTGCCTTTTCCCGTTCCCCCCCGGGTCGCCACCTGGGGGGTTTTTTATTCCCCAACAATCCCTATTATTATGTTGACAAGCCTGCTGAGTAATGATAGAATCATACCAGAATCATTGAAAGAGCAAGCGGGGGATCGGGGAGCAAGCGCCGGTAGAAGGAGGGGATAGCCTGACCGCCGGGAAGCACCATACGAGACCTGCTGATGAAGGGAAGGGAAGGGGCGAGGGGCCGCGATGCCAAGAACGCGGACAATGCCCGATCGGGCAGGCCGGCAAGAGTGCCGGGGGGATATCAAATCGCAGAGTCAGGGCGCAAGAGCGCCCTTAATGCGGCAGGCTGGTTGACAATGCCCAGCCGCAAAATCAGAACAGAGGAGGAACTATATGAACAGAAACCAGAAGAAACGCATTCTCGCGCTTGTGCGCCAGGCTGCGGAAAACGTGGTGAGAGTCACCTCGTGGACAAAGGCTGATGAGAAGGAGTTCCATCAATCAACACAAGACGCGCTCTACGAGCAAGCATTCCTTCTGATCAAGGCCATTGGACTATTGCAATGAAAATTAAACTTGACGATGTTCTTGCGGCAATCCAGGAGGATGACAATTTGGGCTTCTGCCTTAATTGCGGAGAGCAACAGGGAGGAGTTGAACCTGATGCGGAACACTACCGCTGCGAGGCTTGCGGTCACATGGACGTCTTTGGAGCAGAACAGATTCTGCTTCTTGGACAAGTCGAGGGCGGGGGGAATTAGAGCAAAGGAGAGAAACGATGCGTGTACTTATTGTTGACGATGACCTGAATCGAACGGAGGCAATCAGGGAAGAACTGCGCAACAGAATTGGAAAACAGCCCGAGATATGGATGGCGCAGAATGCCGAATCGGCAATAGCCATTCTGGAATACTGGAGAGAGTGCAAGTGGAACCTGATTTTCCTTGACCATGACTTGTACGATTCGGTATGGCCAGAAGGGGGAGACGGGCGCACGGTCGCCAGGGCGATGAAACGCCTGGGGGTTCAGGTCGGGACCGTTGTCATCCAAAGCGTAAATAAAATGGGAGCCAGGCAGATGCGGGACATCTTGAAAGACCAGCGCGTTATTCTCGCGCCCTACCCTGATGTGCTTCCATTGATTCGAGGAGAAAGGAAAGAAGATGGGGACACGAGAAATGATTCGAAAGGCGCGGGCTGGCGTGAGGAAGGAACGCGCCTACCAGCTTCAAAGAAAGGGATGGGGTCGATTACAGGCAGCCATCATCGCGGGAATGGAAATGAGAAAAGGAATGCTTGAGGCAAAAGTCAGCATCGCATTCCAGAACATACGGTTTCCTGTTGAAACGAGAAAAGGAGAAACGGCATGAAGCGCAATAGGGTTCGTCTTGAACAGGAAGAGCTGGACAGACTGTACTGGCAGTCTCCGGCGGGAAGGGAGATCGAAAGGCTGATGGAGCCCAATGCTCCTGATCGGCGCTACCGCTATAGCGACCGTGAACTACTGAAGGGAATCCGCCAGTGGGAACCCTCGAAGGCCGAGGTGGCGCTGGAGAAACTGAGAAACAATATCTCCGGACGCATTGTGGCGGCGGAATGCATGGGATACTCGACGGAAAAGTTGATGGAAATCTTCATGGGGCTGACGGCGAGTATTGGACTCGCGCGAAAAATCCAGGGGATCATATAACAAAGGCTACGCAGACATTCTGCGTAGCCAGGGGAAAATGGAAGGAGAAAGCTGATGTTGGTACGACTGGGAACGGTTCGAACGGCCATGGAAATATTGGGATGCGCAAACCAGGAAGTTGTAGAGTTTGCCGTCATGAAAAATGGGCACCATTACCACTACGACGAGGCAATGAACAACTGGGCCAGGACGGGACTCATGGTGGTCTTCGTGGATGACGAAGCCGCGAAAGCATCGCAACACGATCAATACGCCTGGAAGGGGACACTCGACGGACTGCATGCCTTTCACTTCATGGACGACTGGGTCCAGTTCATGGACGGGAAAGAACAAGAGCTTGCCGATGATGACCCCAGGGTGCGAGCGCTGCGTGCGCCGATACGGGGAAGGGCAGGAGGGCCACCCGACTGGTTGCTGGGCCTGCTGGGAGGAGGGGCGTGAAAACAACCGAGATTCATCTGGACGGAGAACTGCTGGAATGCAGAAACGATGGTGTGGCAATTCATGAAATCTGGACAGCACTGGGGCAGACGGACATCCTCCCCTGGCTGAACAAGATGACGAAATGCCGCATCACTGAGATGACGGGACTCGAGTTCCTTGTGGGGCCGAAGATTCCCGAACACAATGAAAACGGAGACCCCACAGAGTAGGTGACGGCGGTGACCAGGAGCCCCCGCTTCCTGGCACCGTAAACCACGGATCGCAATCCGAACGAGCGATCAATGGAATCAGGACAGAGGAGGTCTGTATGGGAAGTGATGTGAACAACGTTCTACTCGAAGGAAAGGTGAGCGATCACCCCGAGTTCGAAAAAGACGGAAAGGGCGTTGAAATCTGCCGATTCAACATTGCATGCATTCGCTATCCCCCGGGTGGGGGAACGCCCGAGGTCAACTTTTTCGTTGTCTCCTCCAGGGACCGGTTGGCGGAAACCATGCGCAAGACACTGGGGAAGGGACGCCAGGTCCGCGTGGTGGGAAGACTGCGCCAGGAGCGGTGGGATACCGACCAGGGAGAGAAGCGGAGCAAGGTCATCATCTATGCCGAGAACATAGAGTTCATGGCGGATACATTCACGAAGGATGAAAAGAAAAAGCCTTCAATAAGAGCCACTGGTGATGGGAACATATTCTCAATCACCGGAAGGGCATCCGCGGCACTTCGGGAAAACGGGGAAGGAGGACTCGTTTCCATAATGCAGAAACGGGTCACTGCTTCGCATTCTTACCAGGAAGCCCTGGAAGTGATCCTCGAATACGTGGACATGGTATGACGCGCATCACCGCGGGGCAGCTTCAAGAGGTGGGCGGTTCACGCAAGGCGTGCTGCAGGAAGTACCTGAAAGACTACACTGGTCGCCTGGGCATGGGGGCATGCGCATGCGGAAGGCAGTGGTATCACTTCGCCCCGGGCTGGGCAAAAAAGTGGGGGACCGACCGCGTCTACAGGGAAGGGCAGTTCGTGGGAGTCGCAAGCGAGTACGGTGCGATTCGTAAAATGATGAAAGCCGCTCGTCGAGCGGATGACAAACGGGCAACCGCGAGCCTTCTAATCGCGGGAAATTGTGGGTGAGCAAGGAGGTCCTATCGGGGAAGAGATACTCTATATCAAGGGCTGAACTATGCGGGTTCGGCCCGGTCGTTCCGGCGCTGCACGATGGACAGGCGGCGCCGGTTTCTTTGCCGGATGCGAGGCTCATGGTAGGGAAGGCAGTAACAAGCCGTGTGGGACGCGAGCGGATCGCAAGCAGGGTTCGACTCCCTGGTCCGGCATACGCCAGCGTTGCTGGCAGTATCAGATCATTCTCAGGAGGACGTCATGAGGAGCAACTTCGAGCATTTCAGGGCATTCACGGACGAGATCGCCAGAGTGGAAAAGGCGAAACAGGATTACCTGCCCCGGATGAAACAGGTAACGATGACAGACCCCGAGCATCTGGACCTTGAAGGACTGGGGACGTTTGGCATCACGCAAAGCGCACATCGCCAGTTGGCCGATCGGGTGGGAATCCCGATAGACTACTACAGAAAGACGGCGGAAGTTCCGGGCCTGCGCGAGTACAACGTGAATGCATGGTCAAGGCAGGAACCGGAGGAAAAACGCCTGATACGGACCCTGGATGGGAACGTGCGGGCGGTATTGGGGGCCAGGTTCAAACCCCTGGACAACTTCATGCTTCTGGATGCGATCATTCCATCCCTCAAGGATCTGAGCGCGGCGGAAATGCTCATGCGCACATACGCCGTAAGCGAAACGAACATGTACCTGCAGGTCGTATTCCCCAAAGCCCGCGTGGACATAGAGCCCCACAAGCATGAGTTCCTCAAGGAGCCCATCACTATCATGGCGGGGATCACCATTCGCAACAGCGAGACAGGGCATGCCGCCCTGGACATTCGCAAGATGACCTGGAACCTGGTCTGCTGGAATGGAGCCATCAGGGAAAGCGTCCTGCGCCAGTACCACCTGGGCCGAGAGCTTGAAAACGGTGAGGGCGGTGTGGGGAACATCTGGAGCGAGGAAACCCTGAAAAAGGAGATCGAGCTGATCCGCCTGCGGGCCAGGGATATCATCAGGGACGCCATGGACCCCGCAAACCTCCAGGACTTCCTCATGAAGGCGGAGGGAGCTATCGATGACCGGATAGCAAAGCCGATGGATGAGGTGATTGTAAACGTCACGAAACGCTTTGCCCTGACGAAAGACGAAGGGCAGAGGGTTATGGAAAATGTGTTGCTCGGCGGAAAGGCAAACATGAGCCGCTGGGGATTGGCGAATGGCGTCAATATGCTCGCGCATGACCTGAAGGATGTTGACCGCCAGTACGAGGCGGAGCGGATCGGAGGGGAGATCGTCGAGCTCAGCCCGTCTGAGTGGAAGGTGCTCGCCTCGTGAAAGAAAGGGCCGGGGAGAGCATGGACCCCGGCCCGACTGAAGAAAGGAAGTACGGCCGCATGGAGCCGCACGGCTCGAATGTAGGCCGCGCCTCCGCTTTCGTCAAGGAGGGAGGATGAACCGAGTCCTGACACATGAAGAGCTGGACAGGATCGAAAAGATCGCGAAGTTCCTGAAGGCTCCAACAGTCATCTACAACAGGGACCAGGCGATCATGACCCAGAATCTCCTGGATGACCTGAGCACCACAGGAGATGAGCTACTGAAGATCATAGGGAGGATGAAATGGTAAAGAAAGAAGGCTGGTGGAGCGCAGTTTCGGCGGCACACTGGCCGGAGGGGGCGAGGAGAAATCCTCTCCCCCCTCTTTTTTTGTTGCACAACAGATTGCTTAATGATAGACTGCGGGAAGGAGGTAAAAAAAGCGCCGAACCCGAAGGCCCGGCGCCGCGCATGAGGAACAGGGGCATGGTCCCTGTTGAGCGAGGTAATTCTACTTCGCCAGCATACAATCGTCAAGGAGGAAATTGTGACTAAAAGCAAGGCGAAGGCGTCTACCAAAAAGACAGCCGCAAAGAAGAAAGCCCCAGCAAAAAAGGAACCCCCGATCCCGGAGAAGGCCATGGTTCCATTTGAGGAGGCGCCAAGAGTTCATACGAAGGAAACCATCACAAAACAGGGAATCATCGAAGCCTTCCGCATCATGGGGATTGCCAAGAACCTGAACGATGAACAGATGGAACTGTTCGTGGCGGTTGCCCACGAATGGCAACTGAACCCGCTGAAACGCGAGATTCATGCCGTGAAGATCGGAAAGGATTCCGACGATGATTCGAAGGGCGGGACGCTTGTTCCCGTGGTGGGCTATGAGGTCTATATAGACCGCGCCGAGGCTACGGGGCGCCTGGAATACTGGGTCCTTGAAGAGAGCGGCGAGATCATGGCCGATGCGAAGGAATGGAAAAAGTCCGCGTACACTGTTGCGATTCACATCAAGCGCAGGGACTGGCCTCGGGAGTTCGTCTGGAAGGTCCGCTACCTGGAGACGGTGATGCTGAAATGGGTGAACGGCACGCCCTACCCGAACAGCGTCTGGCAGAAGCGCGGACATTTCATGACGCAAAAGTGCGCCATAGGCCAGGCATTCCGTCTTTGCTTCCGGGATGTTCTGCGTGGCATGCCCTTTGTGGATGCCGAGATTGAAAGCGAGGATGACGTGATCGACGTCACTCCGAATGTCAAGGAACCCCAGGCGGTCGGGGGTGTGAAAACGGATACAGAAGGAAAGCTGCTTGAAGAAAAACCAGCAACAGCACAAGAAATCGAGGCGGCAAAGGCCAACCTGAATAGCACCTATATCAGGCTGGCCCGCGTTTATACCGCCCAGGGGCCGCTGCTGGATGCGGCGGGGAAATCACTGAAACTTATTCCCGAAGGAAGGGCCGACTGCTTCTACCTGACCACAGAGGATGAGCTTGTGGCCATGACAAAGGAAGGAAAGGACGCGGGGGATAATGTCACAAGGCTGCGTGATCTGGCGGTTCAGTGGAATCAGATGCTCACGAACCGCATGGCGGATCATGGACTCAAGGAAGGAGTGAAATGATGGGGCGAGTCGACATCGAACTGTTTGAAGAGGAAAAGGTTGTCACGGTTCCCGAACAGGAACTGACAACCGCAAAGCGCCAGATCGAGGCAACCGTTGCCTTGCTGCAGAAGGTGCAGGACGTTCCTACCGCAGAAGAGGTCGGGCTTGTGCGCTCAACCGCAGAGTTGGTGCTGAAACAGGCCATGGCCATGACGGTGGTAGACCAGGTGAGCTACGAGAGAGCGTGCGATCTTGGCAAGCGTTGTGTCCTGGCAATCAAGGCTATCGACGATAATAAGAAGCTTGAAGAGGGTCGATCTGCTGCGGACACCCTGCACAAGTGGTTCACGTCTCTGATCGGAAGCATGAAGAACCCTTACAAGCAGGCAAAGGCAGAGGTCGACAAGAAGGCCAACATCTGGCTTGCTGATGAAAGGAAGCGCATCGCGGCGGAGGACGCGAAAAAGGAAAAGGAGGCGAAGCAAAAAGCCGAGGAAGAAAAGTTGGCCCTGGCAGGGAAGCTGGAAGCGGTGGAGGATTTCGTTGCCAGGGATCGCGTCCTTGAAACGCCTGTAGATGTTGCACCCGTAAAGACAGCTGCTCCCGTGGGGGTCGCGGGCAGAAGTGTCCAGCAGAACTGGAAAGCAGAGGTCACCGATTTCAAAGTCCTGGTTGCTGCGATTGTGAAAGGCGGGGATGGGGCTCCGCCCTGGAGCTTCATAGAGCCGGTCGAGTCCGCAATGAATGCATCCGCCCGAGCCCTGAAAGCGGAATGGAACTATCCCGGATCCCGCGCGTACGACGCGGGCAAGACACGGTACTCGGTGTGAGCGCTGAGATCGAGTTCGAGGAAGAAGGGCATCGATACTTTTTCCGTAATGGAGAGAGGCGGCGGGAAGTCCCTGCCGTCTCTCGCATTCTTCGAGATGCGGGATTAGTCGACGTTCGGTACTACACGGAATACCACCGCCACTTTGGGAAAATGGTGCATAGGGTCTGCACACTGGATGACCAGGGAATCCTGGATGAAACAACAGTGGACCCCGCAATCAAGGGACGCCTCGGGGCATGGCGGGCATTTAAAAGAGACCTGGGAGTGCAGATCGCTGATATTGAATATTTCGTGGGCGATGAAGTCCTGGGCTATTGCGGAAGAGTCGACCGAATGCTGCGCATCAGAAATAGACTGGTCGTCACGGATCTGAAAAGTGGAGTCTCTGCACCCTGGCATAAAAAGCAAGTTGCCCTTTATGTTCGGGCCCACCCGGGGTGGGAAAAGATGGACGGCCTTCTTGTATATCTGAAAGACAGCGGGCGCTACGCCCTGGAACCCAGGAAGGGTATGGAATTATTGACCGATATTCGAGAAGGTGAAAACCTTGTCGCAAGGTACTATAGAGAGGAGATAAATCTATGGGCATGAAACGTGAGTACATCCATTACCTGAAGACACCACAAGAACCCACGCGTGTGGTGCATTTTGCGGCGGATCATGACACACGGGTAACCGTGGCAAGGATACTGCGCACGGCGGGATTTGACTTCAGACCGGGCTTCTCTCCTGTTTCCGAATTGAGTGCTGGTACCCTGATCATGGTGAGGCCCGCAATTGCAAGCGTTCCTTTCGGGTGTGTTGTGCTGACGGAAGCCGGAGAGTTCGGGTGGGCACTGTGCAAACCAGGAGTCGATCACTTCAACTATGCACGGGCAAAACAGATCGCATTCGGCAGGGCAAGATGCAAGAGGAACAAGCCTTACGTTCTGTCTACAGCCATGGCACGGTTGATCGCGGTCGAAAAGGCAAAGGCATTCGAATGGCTGGAGAAACAGCCTGCGCCAGAAATGGATGCCAGCGAACCGGATCCGGAACATCATACGGTGTCCAGAGAAATGGCTCTAGACGCGGGAGACCCCAGCCTGGAAGGACAGCCGGTATGATCCGCCAAGGGGATAAACATCTCTGCGAGTGGCGGTATGGAATGAGCAGCCATTTCTATTCTGTTCTGTTCGTGGCCATGGTTGCGGCGAGCGAGACGGAAATCAATCAGATTGGCCTTGGGTTTCCCGAAGAGGTCGATGCGTATAAACGCTACCAGCAACAGCGCGGCTTCTTTCAACAGATTGAGGCGGAATGGAAAGCCAGTTGGCCCAGCCTTTACAAGTTTCTTCCGGGCGCACCAATGGGATACGCCAGGCCGGATGCGCCAGCCAAACCGCGACGGGCATTCTTTCGATTTTCAAGGAGACGGAAATGACACAAGAAGAGAGAAGGGTGGCGGCAAGGGCTTTCTGGATTTATGCCGTCTGGAAAAATGGCAGACAATTCGTCGGGGCAATGAACAAGCCCTTGGAGGAGGCCCAGGCCGACATGCTGGCGGGCAAGATGGACGCGATCTACGCGCAGGCCCCGGAGCCAAGAGCATGACTATGCGCCGGGTCATGAAGGTGGATCAATACAGAAGCGAGAGCTGCCCTTTGAAAGCCGAGGGACGGTATGTCTTTACCTTGGAATGTGGGCATACCGTCAACAATAAAGTTTCCCAGGGGCTGCATCGCCGGAAGAAATGCCGGGAATGTACATGGAAGGAGCAAGGCCATGGGTGAGATAGCCGATGATATGATCGCTGCGGAACAAATGGGTGTGGACTACGAAACATACATGATGGATCTGGCGTCTGGCGCAATCGAGGAGGAGACAATTCTGGGAGACCCGAAACCAAAGAAGAAGCCAAAGGTGCTGCCGGTTCCCGATTACATCTTCAAGAACAGACCGACGGCCTGCAGATCGTGTGGTGCCCCGATGTGGTGGTGGAAAAACCCCGCAACAGGGAAGACTGTGCCCGTGAACGCGGACAGCACATCGCACTTCACTACTTGTACGGAGCCAAGGAAATGGAGCAGAAAATGAAACCTGTGAGGCGAAAGGACATATACGACAGGGCCATGATCCCTGTCCTTAAATGCCCGCGCTGCGGGAAGAAACACGGAATGATGGAGTTCAGCCGTCTTCGTAGGCCAGCAAAAGATTACAGCTGGTGGGCATCCTGCCCTAAGACAGGGGAGCCTCTTTTGTCCATAGAAAAAGGTCATCTCTGATGGCCACCGCTCACTTTGCCGGGTCCTGGGACATGAAATGGAGAAGCCGCTGGGGATTTCCTCTGGGCTACATTCTGTTCAAGGTCGACGATTTCAGTCTCCCGCGGCTTCGGAAGGTAATGGATCGCCTGGCAAGAAAGCAGGAGGAGAAGGGCGAGCTTTATGATCTGGACGTCGATATCACGATTCATTACCAGAAGCGGAGCGGCGGACAGAACGCCCTTATGTGGGCTCTTTATACAGTCCTGGCCGATCTCACGAATGAAGGGATCGATCATGAGGGAGCAACCGCTGACAGCCTCTACCAGGAGGACATGAAAAAGCTGGCCCCAGCGAAGGCGATCACTGTCCGATTGGAGGACGTAGAGGACCTTCCCCAGTTCGGTGTAAAGGTGCGGGACGTAGTCCCGATCGGGAATGGGATGTGCAGGGCTTGGGTGTACAAAACATCAAGCGACTTTGACACGCTGCAGATGCACCGGCATATTGAATACCTTTTCAACAGGATCGCCGCGCGGGGCGTTCCCATGGAACAGTCCAGCGATATAGAGCGCTACTGGTTGGAATGGCGTCATGAGATCAACAGAAAGAAATTGGTACTGCATGACGCGACGGTGAGCGCAGATGAATACCGCGAGGCGAATCCGATCTGTGAGGCGACAGGAATCTATATAGGCCCCACACAAGCAGCGCCGAATGGGAGCGGGCATAGACATCACATCAAGAGCCAGGGGGCGGGGGGTGCGGAGCCCGAGCGAGACATTCCAGAGAACTGGTTGATGCTCAGTCCCGAGGCCCACAATGAATGGGAGGCGCTGGGTGTTGAAGGGTTTATCAAGAAGTATCCGCACCTTGAGAATAAAATACGCAAGGCACTAAAGGAGGGGTGAATGCCGGTAGAAGTAATTGACGTCGATGAATCTGTCCTGAAGGAATTGGACGCGGCCATGAAAGGAGCTGTGGCAGCCGTTCAGATTCTTAGGGATGACGGAAGTTTCTATCGAAAAAGAAATTATGGAATGAGTGAAGCCGACTGGAACGAAAGGATCGTCGGGTGTATGCAGACCCTGGCGGTAGGGGCCATCGATGCGGTGCTGTTCAAAGTTTTTCTGAACAGGATTGACCGCATGACGATAGAGGAAAGGCTCGCGATAGAAAGCCTGAGTGAACAGTGGGATCTGTTCCGGGCCGATTGCGCGATGAAGAGATTCGGGAAGAAAGGAGGAAGCGATGCAGAAGAGACTGCTGTCGAAGAACAGAACAACGGAGACGTACACGATCCGCAAGGGACCGAGGAACATCCTGCAACTGACTCTGAGCCCCCAGTCGGGGCTGAAGATAGGGGATGAAGTCCGCCAGTATATGACGGATCGCGGATTGGTGATTGAGCTTGACTCAAAGAAAAAGGGGCGCTAAAATACGGGGCAACTGAGCGGGATGGTAACCCGCACGGGCTGCGGCAGCAGTGAGACCCCTTGGGGGTGGTGAGCGCATTCTGCCGGATGCGCGAGTCTGAAACCAACAGAGCCACCCTTGAGGGGTTTTTATTTTACGGGAGGGGACATGGAAGATCATCCTTCTTACTGGGCTGTTCTACCTGCCAATGTGCGCTACGATGAGCGCCTCTGTCCGAACGCGAAGATTCTGTACTCCGAGATTTCAGCACTTCAAAACACCAGCGACGGTTACTCGTGGGCATCCAACGGTTACTTCTCAAATCTATATCAAGTGGACCCTGCGACGGTTGGCGCGTGGGTAAAACAGCTTCAGGAAGCAGGTCATATCGCTTGTGAAATGCAGACAACCGCGACAGGAGTACGCAGGATTATACGCCTTACCAGCCTGGGGGGGTCGCCGGGAAAAGCCGGACACCCCCCAGGGGGGTCGCCGGGAAAAGCCGGGGAGGGGTCGCCGGGAAAAGCCGGACACCCCCCCCAGGGACAAGTCTTGACAGGGCAAGGAAATGGGAACGGAAATGGCCACCTGACTAGTCTTACTCTTAATAATCTTACTCTTAATACATTGCATTCACCCGAAAAGGCCCCCCTTCCTCACCTTGTGAAGAAAGAAAGAAAAGACAAGGACGTACGTGAGTTCACCGATTATTACCAGGAGCTTTTCATGGGCGAATACGAAGGAGCGAAACCGACCTGGGATGGAAAAATCATGAAGCTGGTCCGCGCCGACATCGGACGCCTTGGGGTGGAAGTCCTGGGGTCGCTGGTGCAGGTTTTTTTTGAGGAACCGACAGACTTTGTGCAGAAGAACGGAACAGGAATGGGCTACAACATTTTCCACAGTCAAATCGATGGACTGCTGGAAAGGCGCAGGAGAACGGGATGAGCGACCTTAAAACAACAATCGACAAGTCTATCAAACAGTGGACTCCTCGTGGGCATTTTACAGACGAAGCCGTGGAAGACGGTTATAGAATGTGCATCGATGCGGCTGCGGGAAACACACAAATCATCCTGGCCCTGCAACTGGAGCGCATCGGCGGGCCTTGCCCAATCGAGGGATGTGAAAGGCCATATGAAAAGATTGAGGTCGATAGTCAATACGGACACTTCACCTACTACCAGCCATCCTGCCTCTGCTTCAAGAAGTGCGATGTCTGCGGAAGGTTTCTGGTTGCCGAACGGTTGTTGAATATTCACCACTGCACCGCGTGCCATCCGCAAGGAATTGAAGGGCCAAAGAAAAAGAAAGGCCATCGAAAGCCGGGATTCAGAGACGGGAAATCCAAAGCCTCGGGAGAGCAAGATGAGCAGGAATAGCGATCCTTGCATTGGGCTGGCAGGAACAGGAGCTGATACCGAGTTTGAAATTGAGCATGAAACGGAGCGGGCGTATCTGCTGATTGCAGATGATGGGACAAAGTTCTGGATGCCAAAGAGCGCATTTGATGAAGAAGGCATGTTGAAAAAAAACTTCCTTGCTATGCTTGAAAGCAAGATGGGAGGGGACGAAACGTGAACGAGGAGAATATTCGTTCTACAGCGAGGGCTCTTGAAATCAGCCCATATGAATTGATAAAGCGTCAGTTGCGGTTCAGGCAAGCACCTATGGGGAGTTTGGACACTTGCAGGTTCTGCAAGAGCGTGGTGGTGCCAAAGTTCCGAAATGGAAAGGAGGGAATGCAGTGCCAGAGGATCGGGATCATGGAAGACGATGGGGCATGGGTCGGAAACGAAACGACATGCGACCATCAAAAAACCAAGTAAAGGAAGGAGAGCGCATGGCGGGAAAAGAGTTTGAAGGGAAGCGGTTTGTGGTGAAGAAGGCATTCAGGCGCGGGCTGGAAAATGGAGACCAGCTGCAGATCGTCCTTGAATGCCCGTACACCAGGCAGCTGGGGATGGCAGTAGCGGAAATCGACGGCCTCACGGTCGATGTGAGAATGAAGGAGAACAACGAGAAGCCCCAGCTTGCAGACGTCGACAAGTCGGGCGGGGAATAAGGTGCTTGACATAAATCACCTTATACGATAGATTCTTGACTTGAAACGAGCGTGGTGATAGGAACCGGTTACTTCGTAACTTGTCACGATTCCCGAAAGGGATAACCGGATCCGGCCGTACCCGCTCATTTTTGAGAGCATGAGGCTGTGGCGACAGGAGCGGGTTACTTCAATTTTAATGAAGAGGTCATGGGTTCGAATCCCATCCCTTCCATTTCGTGGGAGGGTAGCTCAGGCGGAAGAGCGCTGGCCGAAAGGCCGCAACCCGAACCGATTATTTCCAGCCTCTTTCTCTCAATTCTCCGTGGCGACAGGAAAGGCTACTTCGGATAGAGGGGCAAGGGAAAACCCAGGCCCCCGACGGTTCAAGCCCGTCTAACGCCCTTCCGCCTACACCCGGAGATTTTATGAGATCATGGCCAGTGGCGTAGGAGGCGGTTACTTCTATCATCAAGAAAAACCCGCAGCCGAAATGATCCCTGGCCTTTTTTATTACTGGAGAGGAGGACTCCATGTCGAGAACGAATGTACCGGTTTCCACCCCTGGCCCCAGGACGCACGAGGGTGCGCCTGCTGCACGGATCAACGCGGCACAGGAACTGCGCAGGTCGGTCATGGCATGCCTTCTCTGGGAGCAGACCTTCTACGAGAACGGCGTGGACATTGCGCAACGCATCGCGGATCTGGTTCCAGAAGTGTCCCAGGAGATCGCATCGGCAATCGCCATCGAAGCCAGGACACAAATGAACATGCGCCATGTGCCTCTTCTGATTGCCAGAGAAATGGCAAGGGAGGGCGGGGAACTGGTGGGCTCCACCATTGAGGCGGTGATTCAGAGGGCAGACGAACTGGCAGAGTTTTTGTCGATCTACTGGATCGGGAGAAAGAAACATACGCTCTCCGCCCAGGTCAAGAAAGGGCTTGCTCGAGCCTTCGGGAAGTTCGATGCGTACCAGCTTGCCAAGTACAACCGCGACGGAGCCGTGAAGCTGAGAGACGTTCTGTTCCTCACCCACGCAAAGCCGAAAGACGAGGCGCAGGCCCTGATCTGGAAACAGCTGATCGATGGTAAATTGCCTGTCCCCGACACTTGGGAAACCGCATTGTCCGCGGGGAAAGACAAGGCATTGACATTTATCGACCTGATCCTGGAAAGAAAAATCGGTGGTCTGGCAATGCTTCGCAATCTGCGGAACATGCAGCAAGCGGGAGTGGAAGACGTCATCATCCGGCAGGGGATCAAGGAAATGAATGTCTCCAGGATTCTTCCGTTCCGGTTTGTGGCCGCAGCCCGATACGCCCCGACTTTGGAGGATGCCCTCGAGGAGGCCATGTTCAAGACAACCGCCATGCTGCCGAAACTTCCAGGGGAAGTGACGGTCCTGGTGGATACGTCAGGGTCTATGAGAGACTCGATTTCTGAAAAGAGCGACATGAGAAGGTTCGATGCGGCAAACGCCCTGGCTGCGATTATCCGGGAGATGAGCGAGCATGCACATGTCTATTCATTTTCCGACACCATTGTCGCAATCCCGCCCAGGCGCGGGTTTGCCCTGATGGATGCGATCATGAAAAGCCAGCCCCACAGTGGTACGCAACTGGGAGCGGCAGCGCGGGCATGCCATGACGCGCATCCGAAAAGCCTTCTCATCGCAATCACGGATGAACAGTCGCACGACATGGTGGTGGCGCACGACAGGGGCTACCTGATCAACGTTGCCGCATACCAGCACGGAGTGGGGTATGGCAAAGGGTGGACGCATATCGATGGCTTCAGTGAATCGGTGGTGCGTTACATCGTGGCAAACGAAAACTTGGGCAAGCCCCAGCAAAAGGAAGAGGAAGGGGGTGATGAAGATTGACCCTCAAAAGGATAGCCTTCCTGACGGGGGTCTCGGTCAATACCCTGAAGCCCGCCTGCCGTCGCCTTGGGATAAAACCCAAAGAGACGGTCAGGGGGGGCGTCTACGACCTGACCGCAAAGGAAGTGAAAAAGCTGATGAAGGGATTACACGGGAAGCGAGGGAGACCAAAGGAAAACCAATGAGCTATGCACAAGGAACAGAGGTACCGATTGAAAGATCGAAAGGCGAGATCGAGCATATTCTCGCAAAGTACGGAGCGGATGGTTTCGGGTACATGATCGAACGCACCCGGGCCGTCATAGCATTCCGCGCAGGCAATAGAAACATTCGTTTCATTCTTCCGCTTCCGAAAGCTGTCGATGTGGCACAGACCCCGACAGGAAGAAAAAGAAAAACAAGAGTAATTGACGATGCACTATTACAAGAGACGCGCCGCAGATGGCGGGCCCTGTCTTTATCTATAAAGGCAAAACTGGAAACAGTAAGTAGTGGCATCGCCGAATTTGAAGAAGAGTTTATGCCTTACATCGTCATGCCCGGCGGGAAAACGGTCGCTGAACAATTGCGCCCGCAGATTGAGGAGGTATATACATCAGGAAAAAGGTTTCCACTTTTACTTTCGGCTGATTGACGCGGCGTTGCCGCGTTTCTATTTTTCCGCAGGAGGAACATATGGGCAGTGGAAGCTATCGAAGTGAGGATTGGAATCGATTCAAGGGAGCGAATCCAACCCGGGGGGCCTATGACGATCTCAACACAAAGACAGGGGACATTTTCCGTTGCGCCGCAATGGACTCGATGCTTGACCCCCACAAATTCGCAATCAGGGAATCGGTGGATGGACCCGATCATCCAGAATCCACCCCTCTGATCCTTGCCCTGGACGTCACCGGATCCATGAACGTGGTGATCGACAGCCTGGCCAGGAAGGGGCTGAAGACGGTCTGCGAGGAGGTCTACAAGCGCAGGCCGATTGTGGACCCGCACATTTGCATTTGTGGCATCGGGGACGTGGAAGCGGGAGACACTGCACCTTTCCAGGCAACACAATTCGAATCCGACATCCGCATTTTCGAGCAGCTGGAGAAGCTGTTCCTGGAGGGCGGCGGTGGTGGGAACATGCATGAGAGCTATATCCTGGCTTGGTACTTTGCCAAGTTCAGGACGCGCGTAGACTGTTTCGCAAAGAGGGGCCGCAAGGGATTCATTTTTACGATCGGTGATGAAGAGATCACCCCGGGCTTGTCTGCTTCTGCGATTCAGAGAGCAATGGGTGGAGAAGTTCTGAAAGGGGGAAGCGCCCAAGAGATGTACGATCTGATCTACCCCGAATGGAATGTCTTCCACATCGTGATCCGGGAAGGGAACAATGGGAAGTTCCCCCCAACGAAAACTTCCTGGGATGAAGTCCTGGGAGCCCAGCACGTCATCCCCCTTGATGACCATACGAAGCTGGGGGAAACAATCGTATCTGTCCTGGAGCTTTCGGCAGGAAGGAGTCTGCGCGATGTGACGGCCTCCTGGGATAGATCGACAGGCATGGTGGTGGGAGCCGCCCTGAAGGACATCGAAATCGCCCCAGCAAGCGCAAAGAACCTGGACGCGGTTCTCTAAAGAAAGGAAAACGGGATGAAGGCGTATGCGGTCATTGGAATGAATTATGGCGACGAAGGGAAAGGGCACATCATCAATTTCCTTTCGGATTCAGAAACCTTGAATATCCGATTCAATGGAGGAGGCCAGGCATCGCATGCCGTCAACCTTGCCGATGGACGCAGTCATGTTTTTCATCACTTCGGTTCTGGCTCCCTACGGGGGGCCAGGACTCTTCTGGCAAGTCATTTCATTCTGAACCCTCTTATATTCATGAAAGAGCTTGGACTTTTGAAAGACGCAGCACCGAGGGAAGTTCTGATCGATCCGCGCTGCAGAGTGACCACCCCATACGATATGCTTGTGAACGAGTTCTCCGTAAAATACAAAAAGAAAAACGACACCTGCGGCTGCGGGATAAATGAGACGGTAGAAAGAAGCATTTTCAGGCAATTGAAAATCACCGCGCGGGATCTGCTGGAAAAATCAGAGGCTCAGTTGATGAAGATTCTCCTGATGATAGAAGGAGAACACCTCCCGTGGCGCCTTGATAAATTGGGACTGCCAAAGGAAGAGTTCAAAAAGTTTGCAATGGAAAAGGTAGAAATTGCAGCCCTTCCCCAGCTATTCATTCGTGGAGCGAAATGGATGATCGAGCATTCCGCCGTCTGGTCAGAGGAGACGGTGATTGATCGATTCCTGGCAAAGCACCCGAAGGGAAGGATAGTGTTTGAGGGAGCCCAGGGAATGCTGCTCGATCAAAAACGGGACCCGACCTATGGGACACGGAGTAGCACGGGGATGACAAACGTTTTAGACGCCCTACGATTGGTGAAAACATCACTCGACCTGGATATCTACTTGGTGACCAGAACATACATGACCAGGCATGGAGATGGGCCGATGTTCTACGAAAGCAAGCTGCCTTATAAAAATATAACAGACCCCACAAACCCCACAAACCCATACCAGGGAGTAATGCGTTACGGCTACTTGGACATGGACTGGTATGAAAAGGCGGCGCAGGAGACAGAGAAACTGACTATGAAAGACGATCCTCCTGCTTGCTTGGGGAAGATTAATCTGCGAACCGCCCTGACCTGTATAGATCAGGTGGATGAATATATGCCAACGCACATAGCGAAATCGAAACTAATTGTAGCCAAGGGGAAAACCTTACAACCCTGTGAAGTGGGAGAGCTTCCCGGTCTTGGAATTTATTCAGTGGGCAGGAAAGACACCGATATTTCGGTGACTGGGTAGGCGGGCTATGACGCAAAAAAAGGTGAACCAATACCGGTGCGATTTCTGTGGGAAGAAAGGTTATTCGCCGGGGCATATGAAAAAACATGAGGAGCGGTGTACAAAAAATCCGAATCGCGTCTGCGGAATGTGCAATCTCACCGAAGAAGATCAGCCATCCATGCAGAGTCTCCTTGCAATACTTCCAGACCCGGAACAATTCAAAGAATATAGCGGAGATGATGAAAGGGAATACGTCTCCATGAATGATGGAAAATTAGAAAAAGCAGTCGAGGATATTATGCCGAAACTGCGTGAGTTGACTGGTAATTGTCCAGCCTGCATTATGGCGGCGCTTCGGCAGAAAGGAATCCCCGTCCCCGCGATTCACTGCTTCGATTATCCAAAGGAACGGGCGGCGTTTCTGGCCAGTGTAAATGAATCAAATTGGGATGGTGGCGGATTGTATCCGCTGGAATAAAGAGGAAGCCATGAAACCAAGCCTGCTCAAGATAGTGACAACAGAACTTGCGGATTGGAAATTTGGCTATGCCGAGATAACAACATCAAAAGCACTGGAATTATCGAGACCAGAGGCCGCCAAGATCATCCGTCTTGTCCGTTCGAGCAAAGGAGGGAAGAGGTGAAAGAAAAAGAATTGAGGGAGTTGGCTGTATGCAAAGGGTGTGGTAAGAAACTTGGCGCGAGTTTCAAAGACAATCATACTCTGCCTTTTTTCTGGAAAGTTACCGCCGAGCGTTTCATGATTGATGATGGCGCGCTGCGCAGGCAGGCCGGCCTTGAAATGATGGTCGGCCATGTGGGGATCGCACAAGCACTGAGCCCCGATGAGGATATGGCAAAACAGATATCGTCATCGACATTCTGCCTTTGCGAACATTGTGCAATAGAGAGTCAGCAAGTGCTGGGCATCTTGGCGATGGAGGAGGCTCCCGGTGAACACACTTGAGAAGCTGGAAGCACTGAGACGAGAAATCCTGATGGGTCACTCGGATTCGACAATGGCCGCGCCCGGTCCTACCGTATCACGTCAAGAGGTGATCGATTTGCTCGACGCCATCATTGCCGAGGCCGAGGGGAATGCTACATACTGTGCTTACTGCGGGGCACGTTTTCCTCTGGACGATGAAGCGGCGACGCTTGTCACGGAACATATTTATAGCTGCGTCAAGCACCCGATGCGCGATATAGAAAAAGAGCGAGACGAATGGAAGCGCAAGGCCGAGGCCAAGGCCGGGGGTTGGACCGAGGCCACCCCGAACGCCGTGACTATCCGGACTGCTGCCGAGACGGAGGCCGGGGTCAACGTGGTACCCGCTGCATCGGTCGAGGCGATGGTGCATGATCTGGATACCGAGGAGCCCACGCAGAACACCGGTCACTACCCCGACATTGTGCCGGCCAAGGCCGAGCCGCCCGCAAAGGAGACGATATGAGCCAAGAAAAGAAAGATAGTCCAGAAGCCTTTGACTCGTGGCCTGATGGTACACCTACAACAGCAACGGAGCGTCAAGCATACCAACAGGGGTTCTACGAGCGATCTGCCCTTCACTCACCCCCCGGGGACGCGCTGAGAGAAGCGGTGCAGGCTTTCCAAGCAATCTATAAAATCATCACACGTAGGCTTGCAGAGCCAGAGGATGATTCGGATACAGGATCGCTTGTTTCGGCATTGACTCTGTGCGAAGCGGCTATTGAACGGTTCACCCGCAGGGAACTGCGGGCGAGCCGGGAGTTAGGTGGGTTGCGTGCAAAGAATGTGCGCGTATCGTAGCGGAATATTTGAGGAGGAAGCGATGATCCACGAATTTGAGGAGTTGGCAAGCCTTTATGAAGATATGGCGGAGGGAAGATTTGCAAAACCCGATGAAAAGCGAATGGTAATGGCCTTTTCTAAAAAGGTCCGCTCTATCCTTGCCGCGCACAAAGGGGAAGCCGAGGCCGAGGGGGCGCAGGGCGGGATGCGAGAGCTTCTCGAATCGGCAAGGCACGCGCTCAGAAGTTACGAAAACGGAAATCAAGCGACTGGTCTTGCGCGAAGAGTCGCAAATCGAATAGATTCCGCCCTCCGCGCACCGGCCGGGGACGCGCTGAGAGAAGCAGTCAGGGATTTCCTAAGTGCCGATGAGGATGGAGACATCATCGACCGCAACAAAGCGATTGATCAGATGAAAGCCCTCACCCGCCATCCCACGAGCGAACACCCGAAGTTGTCAGTCGATGTCCAGGAAGGCTACGAGCCGAGCGAAGGAGAGAAGAGATGATCTGTAAACTGTTTGGTCACTGCTGGCACTATTATCTTTCTGGACAAGGTTTGAACTTTCGTTCATGTCGAGTCTGTTTGAAAATGCAGGAACGACATGACCGCTATGCTCCGGCAATACCTCTCGGGTGGTTCGATCTTGTGCGAAGAACAAAAAAGGGCGCGAAGAAATATCTCGCAGAGCAAAAGCCATGACCTACACAGAGAAGGACTTGAGGGAGGCTTAGAAGGAATTGACGGAGTATATCAGCAAGATGTAAAATAACTATGTGGAAGTTCTTACCAGGGGAAAGGATACCGAATTGGTACTCCCTATTATTCCAGTAACAATTGGAGTCGATCCCGGATCCTGGTCTTTGGGGATTGCCCTTATAGAACCGGACGGGAGAGTAAAACAGACATGGGCAGTTCGTGATTCAGAACCAGATTATTATACTCGTTTGCGTTTGCTCTGCGCGTATACATATCAAGTCCTTCTGACAATAAAGAAAGCGTACGAACCCGAGAAAATCCAAGTCATCATAGAAAGTGGTATCTTCAAGATGAAGCGCCACCAAGCTGTTGTGATCGCTCGGTTGGGAGAAGTTCGTGGGATGGTCATGGCGAATGCATGGCGCCTTGGAATGGAAACCCTTCTGATGGCCCCCTGCACATGGAAGACAATGTTGACGGTCGCTGAACGCGAAATGAAAAAAGATAAAGCATACGTCGCCTATTGGAATGCGAAACTGGGAATGGAATGCCGAACCGAAGATGAAGTGGATGCAGCGCAGATCGGGCGACGGTTTGTAATTGGGAAATAGTAAGATGACCAATGACGAAAAGCAGCTGACGATTCAATCGCAAATGCAAGGCATACTTTTCAAACATGGCGGGCCAACGCAGGAAGCCAGAAAAGAAATGGCGGAATTATTCAAAGTCGCTGTTGCCAGCGCAATGAACCCGGACGAAATGATTCTAACAGATGTAAAGATCGAGTCGGATGGAATGCTTTATATGACTTTCGCTGTGAGAATTACCGGGATTGAGGAAAAGACATGAAGCTGAAGATTGCCTGCAAGGGCGCGGGGACAATAGAACTGGATCGAATGGAAAACCTTCAAGGCAACCTGAAGGTGATGAGCCCCGACAATAAACGCAAGTTGCGAGCAGCAATAGAGAAAGAGTTTTCCTTCCCTGTTTTCATCTGGAAGAAACCAGGGCAGAATGGCAAAGGCCCTGTCCGCATCATTGATGGCCATCAACGGATACGCGTTCTACACGAAATGCGGGATGAAGGATGGGAGATTCCACCTATTCCTGTAGACATCATCAAGGCGGCGACACTGAAAGAGGCAAAGGTCAAGCTGCTGCAGGTCCTATCGCAATACGGGAAAATGACGCAGCGCAGCTTTGAGGCATTCATAGCAGAGAGCGATATCAAGCTGGGGAGCATTTCGGACCTGATTATGTTGCCATCCGTTTATCTGGACGAATTGATAGACCACAGAGAAAGTGACACAAACATTCTGCCCATGCCAACGCCCAGGGCGAAAAAGGGAGACCTGTGGTTGTTGGGAAAGCATCGCCTGGTTGTAGGGGACGCGGGAGATTCGAAAGTCATAGAGCGCCTAATGGCAGGAGCGACTATTCAACTGCTCAACACGGACCCGCCTTACAACGTGGCGGTCGAACCAAGAACCCGGCAATCGATTGAGAGCATGACGAATACTTTTCCTGTCCAAAGGAAGGCACTGACGAAAAACGCCCGGCTTGATGAAGTGCGTAGATCGAAACCCATGGGAAAAAGTCAATCCATGACCGATTCGGCGCAGAATAGCACAATGAAAAACAAAACGCGCACCATGCGGGCACGCGATCGGATACTTGAAAACGACTGGATGTCCGAAGAGGAGTATGCGAAGAAGCTGCTTGCCTGGTTCGGGAATGCAGCCGCGGTTATGGACCCTGGGGCACCTTTCTATGCCTGGGGTGGATACAGCAATTGCTATCGCTACCCTACGGCGATGAAAGCGGTCGGCCTTTATTTCAGCCAGGCCATTGTGTGGGTGAAGCATCACCCCGTGCTTGGTCGCAAGGATTACCTTCATGACACGGAGTGGGCGTACCAGGGGAAGAAACTATCCGAGGCGGCATTCTACGGGTGGCGGGAAGGCAAGGCGCACCTTTTCTATGGCCCGAATAACCAGGCAGATGTGTGGGAGGTCGAAAAGGTACCCCCGGGGAAAATGGTGCATCTGACGGAGAAGCCCGTAGAGCTTGCCAGACGTGCGATCAAGTTCTCCAGCAAGAGGGGAGACAACGTGCTGGATCTGTTTGGCGGTTCCGGATCCACGCTGATCGCCTGTGAGGAGTTGCACCGTACCTGCTACATGGTCGAGATCGACACCGCCTATGCGGATGTAATCATTTCCAGGTGGGAAACCCTCACAGGGAAGAAGGCAAAGCATGGGTGAGCAGCTGGCAGCGGTTCTGGTGTGGACAGGAGGCTTCCTTCTGGCCTTGGCCCTGTTTACGTGGCTACAGCGCAAGATAGACAAGCGCAAGGAGCCTCACAATGGGCCGTAAGAGCCCCTACCGCGCCGACTTTCACCCTGAAGAGGCCAAGCGCCTGGCCGAAACAGGCATGATCGAGAAGGAGATCGCAGCTGCCCTTGGTATCAGTCCGGCTGTCTTGACGGTTTGGAAGAACAAATATCCTGTTTTTCAAGCAGCCATAACCGAAGGAAAAAAAGAGCCGAATCGCCTTGTGGAAGCCGCCGTGATCAAGCGAGCCCTTGGTCATAAGGTCCGCGAGATTCACTACAAGCCTCCAGACAAAGAGGGCGATCCTGCAACGCCGATTCGCATAGTCGAGCGCGACATCCCGGGGAATACACGCGCCCAAGAGTTCTGGCTCTCGAATAGGATGCCGAAACGTTGGAAACGAAAGATTTCATTTGACATGGGGCAGGCTACGGGGCGCAGTGAGGAGCGCGATCCTGAGAAGCTGTTGGTAATGAAAAAGAACATGCTGCTGCTCATGGGAGCGGGAACAAATGGCGGTCCTCACAAAAACAACTGACATCGACCAGCTATTGCTGGAACAGAAAAGCTGGAATGATTTCCACGTCGCGGGCGGGATCAGTGATGATGACTGGATAAGCCATTTTATCCATCGTACGCATAAGAACGAGGTCCTGGACTTTGAGGCGCACCCTTACCTGGTTCTGCTCTACCAGATTCCTGACATGATGGCCAAGGGGATTGTATCGAGCTTTGTCGCCAAGAAGGGAACGCAGGCGGGTGTTTCCGAATGGGCGATCTGGTTGGAGATCACCCTGGCGATCAAAGGATTGCGCACCTTTCATGTCATGCCCACCTATGACCTGGTGAGTCGGTTTGTCCGAGAACGCGTGGATCGAACGGTGGACTACACTCCCCTGTACTCTGCGTACATGCGGCATGAGCAAGTGAAGGCAGACCAGGCGGGGCGCAGCCGCGCGCAAAGCGTAAGCCTGAAGCAATTCGGGAAAGGGACGGTGGCCTACGTCGGCAGCAACAGCGTGGCAGGATTCAAGGAATTTGTGGCAGACGTCGGTATCATCGACGAGGAAGACGAATGTGACCAGGACAACCTGAACAAGGTGGTCGAGCGTATGGCTCATTCCAAGTACCGCTGGGACATTCGCCTGGGGAACCCCAGCATTCCAAAGAAAGGAATCACAAACAGCTTCGCAAAAAGCTCGAAGCATTTCTGGACCCTTCGATGCGACCGAGGCCACCCAATCATCCTGGATGAGTTCAAGCACCTGGTACGGGATGAGGGAGAGGGAAACTACCGAGTACTCGATCCTGACTGGGAGCCGAACGGTGGACATGAAGCCAGGTGCATCTGCGATAAATGTGGAGCCCCAGTCAACCGAAAGGGCATCGGAGAGTGGGTTCCCGAGAACACCGAGGCAGCAAAGGCGGGGCACTGGGGAATGCACTTCTCGAAGTTGTTCACGGGCTACGTCACAACGAATGAACTGCTGCAGCGTCTGGATGACGGAACAAAAGACGAGGAGAAAAAGAAGGCCCACATCAACGGAGACCTTGGCCTGGAATACATGCCAAAGGGAGCCATGATCGACGCTGAGATGCTGAACGCATGCATGGAAGACTACACGATGCCAGCGAGCAACACGGAGCCAGGACTCACGCTGGCGGGCATCGATGTGGGCACGCGGTTCAATGTCTGGATCGCCCGCCTGGTGAACAGCATTCATCAAGTGCGACTGAAAAGCCTCTGCATCACCGATGAGATACGGGAGATATCCGATCTTATGGCGCTTCTCCAACGCTACCGCGTCAACGTCGGTGTCATGGATGCCATGCCCGAGACGCGACTGACAAAAGTAATCTGCTCACGGTTCCGTGGGTTCTTTGCATGCTTCTATGCCCAGGGCGATGTGAGTAAGAAGGATAGCCTGATGCAGAAAGTGCTGACGGTGGGGCGTACCGCGGCTATCGACCAGGCCAAAGAGGCCGTGCAAAGTCAATTCATCATGCTGCCCGTAAATGCTCCAACGATTCCCAACCTATACGAGCAAGTCGGCAACAGCGTGCGTGTTTATGACCCCGAGGCATACGGAGGGAAGGGCGCCTGGAAATGGGAAGAGACGGGCCCTGACCATTTCCTGCATGCTCTCACCTATCTGATTCTCGCCAGGAACATGGCCGCAAAACTGACAAGACGGTTGCCAACGCCTGTGCAAGACGCTACAGTACCAGCAGGGGGATAGCAATGAGCCAAGGTACGCCAGCAGCACAAGTCCTGGACAGACTTGATAAACTTCCTCTACCCCCGAAAAAGAAAACGCCCGTCACGCGAGAGCAGGCCCTTCTTATCATCTCCGAATACAGGAAGCAGCATCGGTTCAAGGAAGACATGACGCCAACGGTTGAATGCCCTTCTTGTGGCTATAAGTGGGATCACAAAGATGCGGAAGCGCAGAATCGTATCTTCCAGCGCACCCCTTGGGGGATTTTCCAACGTTGCCCCGAGTGCAACTTTCCAACGTGGACTCCACCGCCCTTGAGGCGATGAAGATCATAGGAGGTTTCAATGAGTTGGTCGATTATCTACCAGGGTGACGGACCTGAGATTCTCAAGAAGGCTGCCGCAAGCCCGGCGTGGCCCTACATCCCCGCACCCGTCAAAGAGATGCTCACTGACATGGTGACAAAGGCATCCGCAAAGGGATTTGTCCATGTCGAGAGCAATGGCCATGTGGATTCCGAAGGGAAGGGAGAAGCGCACCTCAAGGTTTACACCATAGATCTTGTGATGCCGGGAGTCCCAATTCCTGAGGCTGGACCGGCGGCTGAACAAAAGACGTAACAAAAGGGAGGGCTGCCATGCCCATCTACGCATTGTCATCGGAGTCAATGCTCACACAAGAGCAAAGCGCATACCTCGGGAGAGAACGCAAAGCACGCGGAATCAACCTCTACACGGCCAGCGAGACATGGAACGTAGCAGGCTATGGCCGCAAAGGAACGATCATCCAAGGAGAGATCGAGCGCCCGCTATTCGGACTTACCCTCGAGGAGCGCATCAACCTGTTCCGCATGTGCAGCCCTGTCTTTGGAATTGTCACCGCTCGAATGAATCGCATCGCCGCCCTGGAGTGGAGTGTCGAGAAGAAAAGCAAGATCGAGGACAGACTCGAAAGCCGAATGAAAATGGCATTCGCGGTTTTCAAGGAAGCCGACAATCCCCTGGATTGGAATCATATCAGCACTCGCATCGCGGCCCAGCGCATGATAAAGCAGCACCTGGTCGACCTGCATCCCGACATGGGAAACTTTTCCTCCGCTCTTCTGCGGTGGAGAAAGCGCCTGCGCGAGGAAACTGACGATCGGGCAGAACAGATCGAAGACTGGTTGCAGCATCCCAACGCTCATGACACCTACGATGACTTCATCAAGAAAAGCGTGAAAGACGCAATGGTGCATGGCAGCTGGGCCTGGTACAAAGACGAAAACCCGCAATCAAGCGTGATCGATAATGTCTATGTGCTGCCAGGCGGGACGGTGATCCCTTTCCGTGCGCGATACGTGAGCCCCCTGACGGCCTACATTCAGATGATCCCCGCGGTCGAGGCAAAGGTTTACTTTGCGGACGAAATCGTCTACAAGAGCTACATCCCTTCAAGCGACATGGCATACGGTGCGATCCCCCTTGAATGCTTGGTGAACAAGCTGGCGGAGATTCTGTTCTTCGACCAGGCAGCGGCCATGCGAGCGGATGGAACGCAGCCTCCTGACAAGCTGGCCCTGTTTGGGGAGTCTTCACCATTTGGAGACATCACGAATGCGCCGGCTGATTTCCAGATGCCCATGGATGTGGCGGAACAAAGCAGAATCGAATCGATCATAAACATGCCCAGGAAGGGAGCCATCCGTGTACTCTCGGGATACGGTCAGCCTGCCATTCTGGATCTGTCAAAGGAACAAACCTTTTCATACCAGGACGCGCGACAGGAGAAGATTCTGAAAACCGTCGCCCTCGTCTTCAATATGAGCAATAACGAAATCAACCTGACAGGCAGCGAAGACACAAGCGGGCGCAGTACAAGCGAAAGCCAGGAGCGCATCGAGCGCGAGAAGGGAATCTACCCCATCGTGAAAATGATCGAAAGCGCATTCAATAATGATGTACTGACCTGGCGGTTTGGAAGCGACTATCACCTTGAATACAAAACAGGACTGAGCGATGAAGAGGAGCTGACCCTGGACACAAACAAGGTGAAGAGTGGGATCTACGCGGTGAATGAGATACGCCTTGCCAGGAATGAGGAGCCATTTGCAGACCCCAAGTACGATCTGCCCACGGGCCAGGCGGGAGGCGCACCCCCTGATGGAAGTGCCATGGACCCGCTGCATATGCGCCAGATTGGACAGGGCAATTGATGTGATCTGCAAGGCATGCGGGAACGACTGGCCTCTGTTGCCAGCCCATATTATAAAAAGCCAAATGGTCGATAAAGGGAAAAAGGAAACCATTCAATGTCCAAGGTGCGGAGTCCGGCAAGAGATATTCAAACCAGACAATCCCCAGGACGGAGGCGATTAAATGATCGTTAACTTCTCAGATATTTTGACTGCTGTGGTTGGCACATTGATAGTTTCCGGGCTTACGGCAACTATTGTTTCCTTGCGCAAGGTGGCCAGGATTCCCAAAGACATACACATTATCAAGGCGGCAATGTTTCGTCTTCTGAATGCCAACAAAGTGCAGGGAGATGCGCTGATCGTAACCATGACAAAGGTGGCAAACGGCGATGGAATATCCGCCGCGCAAGCCGTCAAAAAGGAACAGGAGAATATCGACAATTTTCTACGTCGTGCATCTCTTGGGATTCCTCATTCGGATAAAAAAGATGGAGATTGATCACCGCAAAGGAAAGTTGGCGCTACGCCAGGAAAGGAAACGCTTTTTCATATGCAGCGTCGTAGGACTGATTCTCGCAGTCGCGATAATAGCCCTGGCAATACTGAAAGCACATGCCTGACGAATTGATCTTCCCCAACCTTTCCATCAAGGAAGTTCAGGCCATGCAACAGCCCCTGGCCATGGACCTGACAGCTGCCTACGCGGTCATGCGCGATGACGCAATGGACATGGTGGAAAGAGCGGAGAAGGAAGGGTGGACGCCCGACGATCTGGTCGCGCACCTGACAACGCTTTTCGGTACAGAAGCTGTGGCGCCCGCGGTCATGCAAGAGCAGGTTATCGAGGCGGTCAGGTTTGTGGAGAAAGCAAAACTACAAGGGAGGCGCGAGTTTCAGGGATTGCCGATCTCCATTGAAAACAGGAAAGGCTCCATCCGCGAGGGCGAGGATGCCGACGGTAGCGAGTGGCGCACAAAGATGACGCATCCCTACGGATACATTCGCACCACTGAGGGAGTAGATGGTGACCAGGTCGACTGCTTCATGGGTCCGAACAAGGACGCGGAGAACGCTTTCATCATTGAGTGCATGAACCCTGAGACAGGGAAATATGACGAAGACAAAGTGATGCTGGGCTTTGACGGGAGTGAATTGGCAAAGCAAGCATTCCTGGAGAACTACGATGATGCCAGATTCATGGGACCGATTCACGAAGTTTCTATGGACGGGTTGCTCGATCTACTGAAGGCCAGGAAGGGCCACAAGTTGATCACAAAGGACTGGGCGACCCCCAGGCAGGCGTTGCCCTCCACGGAGACGGTGAAGGTTTCTGATGAAGGCGAGATTGGCCCTTACACCATTTATATCGTCGATGACAAGTTGGTCACTACGATGTTCGATCCCGACTGGGCTGGCGGCAGCAATCATATGGGCAAACCCTACACGCCTGACTGGGAAATATGGATCGGGGATTCCATAGCGGATGATGAGAAAGACGAATACACGGAACACGAAATCCTGGAGGACATAGAGATGCGCTACAACAGTCATTCCTACGATGAGGCGCATTCCTTGGCGACACTTCCTGAGATGGTCTCCAGGTTGGCCGAAGTTGAATCCGGCAAACGCCAGGGGCTGGAGAACCTGATCCCTGATGTATTCGGGCTGAGAGAACGCGAACAGAAACGTACCGTTGCCGCTGCCATGCGCCAGCCCATCGATCGGCTGATTCTGAGAGCGCAATTGATGCCCTTGTATAATGCCGCCCTCGAGGGGGAGATGATTTACAAAGGGCATGCCATTGCGATCGGCGACACCGTGCGCTGGGGAAAGTACATCAGTGTGCGCATCAAGAAGACGGATGGAAAATGGAATGACTACAAAAAGATCGGCATCGCACCCGAGGGCTGGAAGCGCGGTGACCCGATCCCGAAAGAAATGCGCGCGGAACATCAGAAGACGCTTCATGAACTGGGGAACATGACAGGAGAAGATATCGAGGCACCCCCGGGCGAGGGAGAAGCGGAGCGCATACTGAGAAGGCGCGGAAATGCAAAAAGGCAGGAACAAGAAAAAGGAGAGCCCCAGCGGTTCTACCATGGTACTACGGCCAGCTTTGAGGACTTCAAGCCAGGGGAGCCGGTCTACCTTGCACCCCATCAAAGCGCCGCCCAGGGATTCGCAAACGATCCCCTGGCTGCGGGGCATGCCGGAGGAAAAGGCAAACCGAAAGTACTCGCCGTGGATGCGAAGCCAGGGAAAGTCCAGGACATCGATGAGGAAGTTCTTCAAGCGCTGGATGAGGGGGAGGGGCCTGATGACATCATAAAACGAATGATGCCACAGTTCAAAAAGGACGGAGTGCGCTACGTCGAGTTCGATCATCCCGGCCCCGGGGGAGCGGAGGATTTCAGGGCGCGAGTGAGTCTGTTCCCCGAGGAGGATCTGGTTATCGTTCGTGAGGAGAATGAAAATAGGGAGAAGCTGATTAATGCAATAAAAGATGAATTTCCGGATAAAGCGAAAAGAGAAAAGGCGATAGATAATCTCGATGATGAACAGATCGATGCGCTGGTGAAGATCAATCATGGTACTCCGGACAAGGATGAAATACTCGCGGCTATAGAGTTTGCGAAAAGGGACAAAAAAGAAAAGGAACCTCTTCAAGAGACGGCTCCCGAACGGGAGGCAGAGAACCCGGTCATAGAACATCAACGAAACAGGGGCACCATAGGAAGGAAAAAGTTCCTCGAACTGCTCGATGCCGGTAAGATGCTAAGGCCCCAGGCGGAGGGGCTGATTCTCAGGCACATTCGTCTGCAGAAGCACGCCTTTGCGGCAGACCCCGCATGGCAGGAGAGAATAGCGCGTCGGATGCGGGGCATGGACAACGATGCCTTGGCGGAATACGCAAAAGTTGTCGGTTTGTTTGGTGGCGAAGGGAGGACACCGGCGAATGAAGTGTGGCATATCGGCGATATGCCACCAGAGATCAAAGAAAACCTTCTTCGTGGAATAGCGCTTCCAGAGAACATGGAAGAGTTTGAAATGCTTATACGTGAGGGGCCGCATTCTGCTGGCAGGGGAAAATTAATCGCACTACACGATCTTGCATGGCCCGACCAGGCAGAGGGATTCAGAGCGCGCATCAACGAAGGAATGGAGCCAGGAGAGATGATGGCCGTCGCGGAGAAAGCATTTAAGCAGATGGCTGAGATGAAACCCCCGCCGCTCATTGGCCCAGCCCCAGCCCCGGCTGAGATCGCAAGGCTGATCCCGAACATCAATCATGAAGGTTCGATGCATCACCGGGTGGATGGATGGTGGAAAAAGGTCAACGGGAAGTGGGTTCGTGTTCCTGCGCCAAGGAAAGGAGACCCGCATTTCGGGAAACCCATCATTGGCCGGGGCAAAAGAGAGGCCGCAGCCATCGCTGCGCAGGCGCTACCTGAAGGGAAACCGAACCCGAGACATACAGCCCCAGCGGGATGGGAGAAAATGTCCTGGGACAAGAAAGTTGTCGCTGACAAAAATAGGTTTGCTGATGAAGTACTGGAAGCCAGAAGGGTAAGGCGCGGCAGCGCTGGCGTACACCCGACAGTAAGAGATCGATATCGTGGCTACAGCGCGGAACACCTTCTGGAACGCGCCAAGATATATCTAAAAAGTGATCCCAACACTCCGAAAGGCGAAGAGAAGAGGAAAATGGAAATCCGATTGGCTGCGCCATGGGTTGCGCCAGAGCACCCTCTTCGGGCAATCCATGCTCTTGAACAGCAGCCCGACAGTGAACATATAAAGGGAATGCAGACAGGTAAGGCATCGGGGCGGATGCATCTCGGTGGCGGCATCAATGCGAGTTATGTTGCCGACATTGAAGTTGAAGGGAAGAAGGTAAAGGTCGCATGGAAGCCTGGGGTAGCAAGCGATGCGGCGCACGAAAAGGGCGCCTATTTGGTCGATCGAGCAATAGGGCTCAATCGTGTTCCGAACGTTATCGTACGGGCTATTGAGTGGAAAAACAAAGTAGGCCCCGAGAAACATGAAAATGGCTCGGCAATGGAGTTTGCAATTGGAGCGCAGACCGCTGGATCTGTAGGTCAATGGAAAACGAAATGCAGTATGGATGAGAAGATGCGGTGTGCGACGTTCGATTTTCTTATTACACACACTGACAGGCACACGGGAAACTTCATGTTGTACCCCGATGGGAAAATCGCCTTGATTGACAATGGTTATGCATGGAGTGGTCGGGGCGGTAAGACAATGAGCTATATCTGGGAGGCTATAGGGAAAAGTTTCCAGGTGCCACCTGATCTTCTTGAGAACATGAGGAAGACAGATCTTCCGAAATTAGTCAGTGATTTGAAAGACGCGGGTCTTTCCAAAGGAGAGATTCTCCGTTTCCAGAGCAAGTTCAATGACGTCATCAAGAATGGTGTGATAACGCATGACATGGACAGGAGGGTCGCCTGATGATGGTAAGGTTCCATGAAACAAAAGATGACGGCAGCCAGGAAGTGGTTGCAACCGCGACACTTGGAGAAGACGGCAAGGTAGTGCTTGAAGGAAATGAGAACATCGTAGAAATGCTGCGCGACGTTCCAATTTACGTGGGAGATGATAGGCCAAGAATCAAATCCACGGATGAGGACGGAGAGCTTTGGCTGGAAATGTGCCCCGAGGCATTCCAGGGAATGATGTTCCGCGCGGAACTGGTAGAAGACGAGGAGGATGATAATGACGATTGAACACGGAATCGACGACCTGGACGAAATGGAACAGGACATCCTCGCATCAACGTACCAGGACGCCCTGGAGTTGGGTGATTCGAAGGAAGAGGCTGCAGAGGCGGCATGGCGAGCCGTTCAGGGCAGCGTAGGAAAGGAAGAGACTATGGACAACATTGTGAGCGTCATGAAGGACGAACACCGGGCGCATACACCCATCGTGAGCGAACGCCAGCGTGGGCTTTTCGGTTCTGAGCTTGCAAGACGCCGGAAAGGCGAGGAGGGGAAAATGCCAGGCATCACAGAAGATGAACTGGAAGGTCATCTGAGAGAATCGGGGGGAAAGAAACTGCCCGCGAGCAAGTCCGCAGAGAAAGACGCCGCGGCCATGGCAACCTTTCTCGGTTCGGAGCCAACAGAGGATGAGCTTCAGCTTCAGGGCCAGAAACAGATCGCGCGTGGGTTGCTCGATAGAACAACGAAGGATCGCCAGCCCTACGTTATGGACAGCGCCGATCGGGAAAAGTCATTCATCCAGAAAGCACGGGATATCCTCAAGCCCCCCTTCTGTACAAAGTGCGGGCTGCGCAAGAGCCTGTGCAAGTGTCAGAAGGAAAGCTACGTACCGTTTGCCGGATCCCGCGATCTGAAACTCTTGGGGCCAATGGCGGGGAACCTGAAAAAGAAACTGAGCAAGAGCGCTGACAAGCCGGAGACGGAGAGCGGGGCTGGCCATAGGCCGAAGATGAATCCACTGAGTGCGAAGATGCGCGAGCGAGGGCAGACCGCCGATGATCCGATCTCTCTTCCCCCGGATGCGGGTGATGAGTCGAGGGGAAAGAGGAGGCAGATTGGAGACAGGCTCGCTGGTAACGCTCCCGTGAAGATCGTGGGGCAGTAGGGCGTGGGGAAAGTTCACCTTGACCGGCTCCGCCGAAGGTATGGCTGGGTCGGCGGAACATACCAGCGGCTCATGGGGAAGATCATCGCGGCAAACCATCAATCCGTGGCAAACGCGGTCGGGCGCGTTAAGGTCGGGCGCGTCAAGGATAGCGTGCGCCGGCTTGGTGGAGCATGGCGGACGATGGTACTGCCCAACCTGCAGGACGTTCTCCCTAAGCGATCTGTTTTTATCCGCAAGGGCGCGGAGCGCGGGAAACTTCTGACAGACGATTTGCGTACAAGGCTTTCAGGAGACTTGCGGCGAGTGCTGCTGGATTTCTCCACAAAGACAGGACTTCCCACATTCGTGCGACGCCAGGGCGAGGCGAAAGGACAGATAAATGAGGATCTGGTCAAAGAGTTCCGCAAGCAGATCGTGGCGACGTTTGAGGGCTATACGAAAATCGACCCCGAGATCGGGGTGCCCAGGAACATCAATGCAATCGCGATTACGGAGACCAGGAGTACCATCAACGATATCAAGCATACCTACTACACGCGCCTGGCAGAAAAGAACCCAGGCATCGTGGTGAAGAAACGCTGGGAGCATCACCCCAGCCTCAGTAAAGAGCCGCGACCAGGGCATGCCGATGTGGACAAGCGGGAATTGGAAATCGATGACCTGTTCGAAGTTCCTGAGTACATGAAAACGAAAGACGGATGGGAGCCGACGGGCGGATTCATCCTGATGGCCTACCCCCATGATCCGAATAGTGGGCCAGAGGACGTGATCAATTGCCATTGCGATATCACTTTTCTCGCCAGGAAGAAAGGGAAACACGAAGAGGCGCTTGGAGGCGCATACCGGCTTGTCTGAGAAGAAAACGAAAACCCTGATCGTTCGGTTGCCCGCATCCCTGTACAGCGCCCTCAACAGTCGACGGAGCATGATGGAGAAGGAACTGCAGAGACCCGTCAACCTTTCAGAGACGGTCCGGGAAGCAATTCTCCAATTTGACCTTGAGCAGGGCGTGGAAAATGTAATACACGAAAGTTCTCTCAATCTATTGCGTGGCGCAACGTCCGAACGATAAGATTCTTCCAATGAGTGAATCGCGCAGGATTGCCTTCTACTTCGGTCCTCAAATCGAGGGCGACAGAATGAGGGTGGTCGAGAAAGCCGAGAGCGGTCAGAAGCGCAGATACCTCTATGGCATCTCCAGCGGCGTAAAGATCGATGGGGCTGGGGAACGAATGACTCAGAAGGCAATCAATTCATTTCATACGCAGGCCCAAGCAGGAGACGTCCTGTTGTATTCAGGCAAGCACGGTGTTGATTTCACTGATGACGTGGGGAAGCTGGTCGACAGCCAGATCACACCAGAAGGTGAATGGATGACGGGCTACCGCCTCTATGACGAAAGCGACGGCTTTGATCCGAACAGCCCGACGATTCACAAGGCCGACAAGTTGTGGCGGCAGATCAATGGGCTTCCCCCGTACTCCTTCCCGCGCAAGAAAGGATTCTCTGTCGAGGGAGTGATTCCTGAAACGGGCGGTATCGCGCAGATGGATACCGCTGGGCGCCGAGCGATGGATGATGTGGCTCTCGACGGAGTTCTTGTCGTTTCGCGTCCAGCCTATCAATCCAGTGTTGCCCAGGCCGTTTATAAGGCGCTGGGCATTCAGACCATTCAGGACCAGAAAAACGCGTTCAGAATTGCGCTGGCGGTGAACAAGGACGCCGACAACTATTACACGCAGCGCATCGTGCTCGATGGCGCCCTCGAGGAGCAGATCGAGCGCATTATCAGGAAATCCGCACCCGAAAGGGAGGATGAGCTTCGAACGTTGTTCGAGGCATATCGAGACCACATGGTTGGGCTGATCATGCGGTCCGAATCCGTGTTCAAGAGCGATCCCTCCTACGAGGGCAACGAACTGAACCGGGCGGCGAGTGGCCCCTCCTACGAGGGCAACCAAGTAGCCGCGCTCTCGAAGCTGGCCATAGTGCTGGCTTCAAGACTTCGGGCATAGAGCCCGCAAGGAGGTCTCGCATGAGACTTATATTCGTCTCGAAGGAAGTGCGGAAGAGTTTCTCCGCGAACGAAGAGACCGGCCTCCAGAAAATCGCAACCTTCATCAATGCCGTTATGAAAAGCGGAGCCGCCCTCGCGGTGAGGAAAGCAGAAGGTGCCGAGATTGTCTTCCTCGAGGAGGAGGTTCAGAAATCCTTCTCTCCCGAGGAACAGGCAGGACTGCAAAACATCGCCTCGCTCATCAATCAGATGCTGCAGAGCGGGATGGCGCAGATGCAACCCGAGAATCCCGATGCGGGAGGGGGAGCAGGAGGGGCCGAGGGGGGACCGGGCAAGCAGGTCGCAATGGGCCTGGGTGACGACCAGAAACATGGTCGCATCGGTGGCCCCGTTCCCAACGAAGACATACAGCCCGTGAAGCCGGGCCAAGTGAAAGACGAGGCGGAGGAGGAAACCAAAGTGGCACCGCACATCAATCCGAGTATCAGAAAAGGGCTCGCCTTTATCTTCAAGGCTTTTCAGGAGCAGGAAGACGCGAAGGGAGCAGCTGGAAGAGGGATCGCTGACGCCGAAGACGTCGGGACACCTTTCCAGAAAGACGGGCATCCCGCAGGCAAAGGCGCAGATCTCCACCAGGGGACCGATGCTTCCGATTCCATGGAAAACCGGCTCGAAGATATCCCTGTCTACGATGAAGAGAATATCCTCGAGAGCGAAAAGGAAGAGGGTGAGAAGTCAAGCATCAGGGGAGGGGACCCGGCTGACGGCAATCCCGCGAAACCTGGGATCACAAAGGCCCAGCTGATGCGCATGCTCGCAAAAGAGTTCGGCTACCCTGTCCGCTCAATCGCAAAGGTCTTCGACGTGGACTACGACCGCGAAGTCCAGAAAGACATGAGCCAGGGGACTCAATCCCGGATGGACTACCTGGAGAAGAGCCTGGAAACCATCGCGCTTGCCCTTGGGCAGCAACTGGGGATGCCGGGCTTCGAAAGGGATGTCAGAAAATCCAGAAAACCGGTCATGTCCATCGACAGCAACCGCAACGCTCTGATCAAGGCCCTCGCGGCCGAGGTCGGCCTGGAGCGGATTGGGAAAAGCGAGGATGCACCGCGTGGACGGGAAGTTGTCCACAAGGCGATGGCCGAAACCCTGAACGGAATGGCAGCGGAAGGCGCATGGCCCGAGCGTGGAGAACGCACCCCGAGCGGTTCCAGCCCCGAGGGCTGGCCCGACTGGTGAGCCCAAAGAAAGAAGGAGTTGACGGATGGACATCCTGAGACAGTTCAACAAATACAGCAATGACCAGCGCTCGCTGGTTCAGAAAGCCATGCTGACGGCCGCAACGGGCGTCGGCGAGGCGCTGGTTCCCCAACACCTGGAGAAGGTGATTACCAGCACTATCGTGCGCCTTGCGCCCGAGATCGCGGTGATTGTGCCGAGGTTCGATGCGCAGAAGCTGCACGAGTTCAACAGGCTGACTGCTCTTCCCACCCCCATGGGGATGATGGGAGAAGGCGCGGTCACCCCGACATACAACTCAACCTACGCGAGGGCGTCGCGGCAGTTGAAGGTCATCCGCCGAAAGGGCGCGGTTACCAATTTCCTGCAGGACAGCTCGAAGAACTACATCGATGCTGCCGCTGTGGAAATGGAAAACCACCTGCAGGCGCACGTCTACGACCTGGTGGCCATGAACACATGGGGGAATGACGGCGCCGGGTTCAGCGCACCGGGCCTCGATGAGCTGATCGCATCGAACAGGGTGCAAGGCGGGACGTTTGCAACGCCTCTGATCCCCACGGATCTGTCGCTCCTGGACGATGCCATCGACCGCAATATCATCAGGCAGGGCATCAATCACAAGAAGGTGTTCCTGATGAGCCCCCAGATGCTGTCCAAGTACAGCAGGCTCCTGACGAACGTCAGACTCAATCAGGGTCTGGCGGCGGGCGGTCTCTCCGAGGTGGAAATCCCCGGAGGCTGGCGTCTGCAGGCGTACAGGGACGTGCCGATCATCCAGACAACGCAGATGCGCCCTACCGTGGTCTCGGCTGTGGGAACCTTCACGGCTACCAAGACGGATGCGGGTGGATCAATCCCCGCGACACAGTACTGGTTCGTGATGTCCACGATCACCTGGGGCGGTGAGCAGCTTCCGACGGCGGAATCAACCTGCACCCCGACCGGTGGTACATCGGTCATCGCGTTCACCTGGACTGCGGACCCCACGGCGCTGTTCTACAAGTTCTACGGATCGAAGGTCGCGGCGGGCGCTGAAAAGCTGTTCCTGATCATACCCGCGTATCTCTACGACGCGGCAGGAACCGTGGGAGCGGCCTGTACGCAGTGCCAGATCACCACGGACCCCTGCACCGCCACTGGAAACCCGACCATCGGTCAGCTGAACACCGTAGCCCCTGTGCAGACGATCACGGCAAGCGTGCCGACCGCCATGCTCGCGGATGTCCCGATCGGCGGGAACCTGGCTACCCCGGCGGAGAGCATCATCCTCTGGGATCTGGATGAGTTCCAAGGAATGGGCAAGTTTGCGTACACGAACAGCCAGGGGAGCCGGTTCAACGGTCTTGTGACAACGGAACCTCTGGCAAAGACGGATGACAACCTGCCGTTCCTCATCAAGACGTATGGAACGCTGATCGATTCCTGGGAAGCCACATCGATCATGTACCGCAACCTGAAGATCGCATAGCCGAATGGCTATACTGACAAGCAGGGAGTTTGACAGAAAAGAAAAGCCGGAGCCCTCCGCTCCGGCTTCTCCTGTCAAGCGAGCGACGAAAAAGAAAGGGGAACAGGACATGAAGGTCCGAATGATTCTGAAGCGAGTCGCTGCTTATGAGGAGTCGAATTGCGCATTCTTCGATTCCGAGGGCAAGCAGCATTCGATCAACGTGAAGTTCGGGATCTACGAAATCCCCGGCGGACCCGAGCAAGAAGCCGTGGTCGAAAGACTGAAAGCGGCTGGATTCTCAGTCCTTGATACCGTGGAAGAAGAAGAGGGCGAGGTGAAAGATGTCCAGGGAATGAAGGCGGCTCCAAAGAAGTTCTCCATCCCCATCCGCCTTCAGCATCCCGACTACACCCCGGACAATGCGATCACCGCCGATATCAAGGTGGGCGATGATGGCACTCCGGTGCATATCGAGGCGGGGATCGTCGAGAGCGATGACCCGGCGGTCGTAAGCGCCCTGGCCTCCTCGGGTTACCTGGTGATGAACCCCCACGACCTTGAAAAGGAGATGGGCATATGAATCTTTATCCTGCTGCAACACTTCAAGATTCCGAGGCGGCAGCGCTTGACAACTTGATGCCCGGCCATCAGAACCCGAAAATGGGAAGCAGACTCCAGGTCTGCGAGCAGCGGTCCACCTATATCCAGAAGGTCGTAGTCGCCGCCGACGCTTCGGGCGGGCAAAACTTTGTTGCCGAGGTGAGCGGAGAGTTGGTCGACGCATGGGCAATATGCACTACATCCAATGCCTCTGGCACCGCAACCCTGAGACGGTCCACGACCGCAATCACATCGGCGATTGTCGCTGCGGTTGGTGATGTTCTGGCAAGGACAACGTCGCTCGTTCAGGCTTCGAAAGCCATCGTGCAGGGTGAGACGCTGAACGCAAAGGCCAACGGCGCGCTTGACCGTTTCATCCTGTTCATCGAAATCCTGCGGACATAGGGAAGGGGGACGCAATGAACCTCATTCCTCCTGCAACGCTTCTGGATAACGAGGCCGCGGCCTTGGACAATTCCCAGCCCGGGGCACAGAACCCCCGGCTGGGGAGCAGATTCCAGGCCATTGAACAACGGTCGCTTTATATCCAGAAGATCGTCATCAGTGCAGCTGCAAACGTGACAGCCCTTGCATTCCTTGCGGAGGTCTCGGGGGAACTGGTCGACGCCTGGGCTGTAGGAACGGCTGCCAGCGGTTCTGGCACCGCAACACTCCGGCGCGTTACCACGGCCCTGACTTCCGCAATCGTCATGGCGGTCGTTGATGCCCTGGCGCATTCCACAAGCGATGTGCAAGCGCAGAAAACAATTGTCCAGGGTGAAACCTTGAACATCGTCACAAACGGAGCCGCTGACCGGGGTATTGTGTACCTGGCAATTCTCCGTTCATAGGGAGGCATGAATGAAAGCTGGAGCACTTAGCCCGCCCGAGACAACGGGGCCTGGCGGTCTCAACGGGGGACATTACAGGGCAGCAAAGATGGTGACAGGACTCACGGGCAGCACCGCCGGGGTTCCCTTTCTGTCGTTTCGATGGATGAATCTTCTCTACGCTTTGATCTTTCATTCCATCAAGCTGAATGAGATCACCACTACCCCATTCACCGCGGCTCAGCCGGTCGACTTCGAAGTCAAGAAGGCAAGCGCATTCAGCGCCTCTGATTCGGCGGGAAGTGTTATTGTCCCGACGCCGAAAAAAACGGGATTCCCGGTCATGGGCGCCGCGCCAGCGCAATTCGTGGCGGGGACGGATTACGATCTACGGATCACGGCCGGATCCGGTGCGGGCGGATTGACCGTAGGAACAAGGACCCTGGCAACCGATCCTCTGGCGCTGCGGGGCGTGTTGTCCTCGGTGGGCGTTCCAATAGACCCAATCCAATTCGATGTCGAACATGAGGGCGTGCTTGTTCTGATGCCAGCACAAAGCGCGGCCCTTGCTGAGGGGCTCGTCATCAACCTGATCACCGCGCTGGGCGCCGCAGGGGTGATCAACTTCTATGTGGAGCTTGCCTTTTCCATTGTTCCCCCGGGTGCGCTGGGGTTCTGAATGCCGGTACCCGTGGCCCAGGACGTCTACGATCTTCTGGAAGGCTACAACCTTGATGTGAAGACGGTCGTCTCCACAACGGGCACCACGGCCATAGGATCGAACGTCATTAACACGCTGGGCTCCATGACGGGGATCGTCAGGCTGATGGGCATTTCGGGTGTGGGGATTCCGATCGGCGCATACGTGACTATCGTGGGCGCCACCACGATCACAATCAGCGCTCCCGCGACAGCCAATGGGTCCATGGTCGCCCTTACCTTCACCGCATGGGCATCGCTTTCTGAGGGGTGGTTGGGGAAAATGCGGGACAGATTCGTGATCCCCTGGATCTGCGCGAAAATAAAGATGACCTACCAGGGGGTCCAGGATGTCACCGAATACTACAGCGGGGACGGGTCAAGCATTCTTATTCTGAAGCACCGGCCGATTGTCGCGGTTGTGGCAATCAGCTATACGAACGTTGTGGCAAACCAGTATTTCATCAGTCCCCTCTCGATACAGACAATAAACGACGAGGGCATTCTGAAGGCGAAGGCGAATTTCAATGAGGCGAACTACACCCCCGTCTTTGCAAGGGGGGAGCGCAACCTTCGTGTCGAGTACACCTTTGGAGGAACGGACTACCCTGACGATATCGCCCATATCATCACCTGTGGTATGGCGGAGAAGGCGCTTGTCCAGATCGGGGCTCGAACAGGAGGCGGGTCTCTATCCGTTCAGGCATTCAGCAGAAACTATGGCCCCCTGGGGAAGTACAATGACATTCGCGTCGATCTGAACCGTCAGATCGTCGCCACCATTCGCCGCTACCTTACCGGCGTGACGCAGGCATAGCATGGTGTACGGACCTGGAGCGAACCCGGGCGTTTTGAAAGAGCAAGCCGATATGCTGCTGGACATCCAGCAGATGCTCACGACTGGCTCCAACGCGATAGGGATGCCCGTGACAATAAACATTCGAGGGGAAGCGAACCTCCGGCGCGATCTCTACGGTTCGATCAAGGCCCTGTCTACCCCGGCAAAGAGTTTTACAATCGGGGCATATCCCTACCAGCACCAGCCCAGCCAACGCCAGCTGGAGAAAGCGGGGATGAAAGAACATGTCGACCTGATAATCTGGACGGCAATGAAGGATTGGACGGATCAAAGCATTGACCCGGGGACGTTCGATCTGGAACGCTGCACCGTGACCGCCGATGGGCGCCAGTGGAAAATCAAGGACAGGGCGCATCAAAACGAATATGGGAATCAGGAAGCGTACATGGTTCTCGGCCTGGAGCATATGTAGATGGCACCCGTAGTGCGTGCAAAGTTTTCCCCTCGGTACTGGGCGGTCCGCAAGCGTATCCAACGCCTGCCCGTTCTTACCATCGGGATGCTCAAGGCGCATGCGAAGCGCGATGCCAAAGGGATCATCAAGTATTTCCAGGACGGGTTGAAAGACAAGACATTGCGGCTGAAACCACTGAGGCCCGCCACAGTCAAGGCGAAGAAGAAAAAGGGGTGGGCTCTCCCCAGGAATCCATTGTACGGCATTGGCCTGGATAACCCGAGAACATACATCAATATGCTCGAGGTGATCGACAAGGGGAATCGGGCATGGGTGGTCAAGCCGAAAAGAGGACTCCACCGCCAGGACCCGGATGATCCGAAAAAGAAGAGGCTGACGCTCAAGCAGCTTTTCGACATTCACGAATACGGGGTGAACATCTCAAACGGTTTCGGGAGGGGCATACCTATCCGGATCCCCGCGCGTCCCGCGTTGCGCTACGCATATCGAAAGTACATGGCCCAGCGTTCAAAGGATGATCCCACCCTGGCCATCCGAAACGCTATCGCCAAGTACGTGGAAAAAGGGAACGTGGAAGCCTTGGCGCGTATCAAGAAGAAGCTGGAGCGCGGCTTCTATCATTTCCAGGGGAGCGCGGCGGGATGAAAACCCTGATCGAGCCCTTCACAACCGTAGGCGGGTGGACCATGGGAGGATCGATATCCGTCTACGCGCAGAACCTGCAGCCCGAGTTCATAGCCGATCACCTGACATCCAGCCTGGTCTTTAAGGTTCCGCAAGGCAGCCAAGGACTCACATTCAAGAAAACCGTAAGCATCACGGTGCCGGCGGCATGTGATTTCGTGTTCTCGCTCTGGTCGCGCAATATGTGGGGCAGGTATTTTGAGTTGTCAACGGACTTCTCCTACCAGGTGAGCTTTGACAATGGAGCGCACGCGTACTACATCCCGACCTTCCGTCCTTTCGGGGACGTGACGATCAATAACTCCTATGGCATCACCACGGTAACGACCATCATTTTTACGGTCCTTCATAACCAGGAGGACTACCTGATTCTGTCCGCCATGAACGCGGTGGTCGATGAATACCCGCTGGACATCCTTAACGGCCTTTCGACGGAGCTTGCTCTGGTAGCCGCGGCGCAATACCCTACCGGATTCGCAACAGGAGACACGGTGACGGGAACCGCGGGCGCCTCCAGCTGCGTGCTCACGGGAAACCATGATTTCATCGCTCGCTATGCGCTGGTGCAATTCGGGGGAACGGTCGAATCGCACATCGTCGATGAATGGGACCCTGTCACGGGAGTGATGACATTCCTAACATCCTGGAGCGGGCCCCTCCTCGTGAACAATCATGCGGGCGATACCGTAGTGGTTCTTTTCCCCGTGACGATTACCCTTGGAGAAACAGACCTTATCCAGCCCAGCATTGCGCTGCAGGGAATGCAGCCCGAGCATGTGCTGCGCAGGGCGGAGGTCTCTGATACCTACGACACCTTTGATGTCGCCGGTCCATTTTCCAACCGCCAGGAAGAACAGAACCTGCGCTACCCTGTGTTGATCGATTGCGAGGCCCAGCATTATGAAACCCTGGCAAGACTCAATAGGGTTGTGCGCTCATTCATGGCCAGAGGTTATGTCTGGATCAACGCGCGAAAGCATGATTTTCTATGGGACATTCCCCCTGTGGAAATAGACCCTGAGATCGTGAACGAAACCCTTCCAAAGACTCAACACACTCTTGAAATTGAAGTACGCGAAACGCCGTGGGCGCGTGTTGTGCTTCCGAAGTACACGGCGTACAATCTCGTCATGCATATCCTTTCACCAGCGGCGGGCGATACTGTCCCGCCAGGAGGACCGTGATGGCAAAGGCAGACAGGGTTGGAGATGACCAGGGAACCGCATACCCTGCGGCGAAGGAAAGGCGGTTTCGTCTTCACTTCCAGCAGGACCGTGGGCACCAGCTGCACCTTCCCCACCGGGTTATCATTTTCACGAACGCGGGAACCCCGGGGAGCGTCCAGGAAGTGACCGAGGCGGAACTGAAGTCTGAAGCTATTCAGTCTCAAATCGGGTTCTACTACGTAGAGGAGGTGAAATAAAATGGCTACCTTCAACAGACAGGTAGGCGTCTTCGGGGCGAACCTGCCCACAAAGAAATCGCGATCCGTCAGCCCGGCCGATTTTACGATCGGCGGGATGATCTGTGCCTTGGAACGCATGTTCAAGCAAGTCTTCGTCGCGCAGTCCCCCAACGATGTGGCGGCGATCTGCGGGGCGCAGGTTGTCACGCCCAACGCTTCCCTTGCCACCCTGACGGGCGCTGGGTTCGGGTGGGATGCGATCAACGGGTTCTTTGCCAACGCGGCAGGCGTTCCCGCGAAACTCTACTTCATGAGCCATGTCAATAGCGTCTCGCCAGTGAGCGCGAGCCAGATCATTCAAAACCTGACGCCCGTGACATTGCTGACCCTGACGGACGGGTACAACGATTCTCAGTACCCGGGCATCGTGGGCTATGGGCTCAATGGCAACAGGACGGGCTACACAATTCTCTTTGGAGACCGGGTTAACACCACGGCAACCGTTGGCGGATCGGTGTCCGACACCTGGGTCACTGTTGCAAACCCCGGGGCCTTCCGCGTCGGGGACTGCATCAAGATGATTTTCAACGGCGGCACCCCCGGTACCATCTATCGCCTGGTCACAAGTATCGACTACGTGGCAGGCAGGCTCAATTTCGCCGGAGCTACCACCCCAGCGTTTGCGGTCATCGGCGATGTGGTGACAGCCCTGGGATTCCAGCTTCATACCTGGCGCAAGGATCTGGTGGGGACCGCGACGGAGGTCGACGTCGACCTTGGAAAGGTCTGGTGCTCGCCTTATGCGGCATGCTCTGATTTCTACGTGCTGAACGTTTTCTCAAAGAGCAAGTGGTGGAACATCGTTCGGGCCTCGACTACACCCGCGACTCCGAACCTGGATTTCCCGGCAACGCAGGCAACGATCACATATCCGGTAAACGGGTCTGATGGAACCTGCGCGGCCAACGCGGCGGCGGAATTCGCCTCTGACTACGCATACTTCAATGCGCTGCCCATCCGCCTTCTTGCGAACCCCGAGACAACGGACGTCACCGCCCACAAGGCCATGGAAACCTACTGCAGAGGCAGGACGGACAACCCGAAGGTCATCATCAACTTCCCCTCCGCGCAGACGAAAAGCCAGTGCATGGTCAACGGAGGAACCTACCAGCGCACGGACGATGTCCTGATGGTGGGCTGGGACAAGTGGCTGGTGACGGTGGACCCCTTCGCCAAGAGCACAAACGCTCCCTACCGGAACGTTCCGAACGTGGGCCATATGATGGGATACATTCTGCGGTGCATCAACCTGTTGGGCATCCACTACGCCCCAGCGCAGAAAAGCCAGCCCCTCTATGGATGCAACGATGTGCTCTGCCCCGTAGGTGGAGACCCGACACTTCTGGACGGGGATAGAACCGACATTCTGAACACGGGGATGAACGTGATTCAGAATATGCCCGGGCTCGGGATCATACCGCGCAACGCGGTCACCCCCTCGACATCGCTGGAGTTCATTTTCTTCAACGGCCTGCTGATGCGGGAGTTCATAAAGAACAGCGCGGTGCAGAGTCTCCAGTCCAGCGAAAATACCCCGAACAGCCTGAACAGAGTGCGCGAGGACAAGATGGCAATTCTTGCATTCCTCTACAGGCTCTGGAATCAGGGCAGCACGGGTAATGCACCCGTGGGGGAAACATTCGGCCAGTGGATGGCTGCTGATGGAACGATGACAAAGCCAGAGGATCATTTCGAGGTCAAGGCCGATACCATCAATAACCCCATCGACCAGCTGCAGCTGGGAAACCGAAATCTTGACGTCTACTTCACCTATCCCGCCCCCGGGCAGTCCATCAGGATCGGCGTGGGCATCCTACTGAAGTCGGCGTAAAGGAGGAACATCCGTGGCGCAAAGAAATGATCTCGTAGAGAAGGTACGCATCACCTGGGATGGAAGGGAGTATGCGGGCATCGTGTCGGTGAGCGAAACGAAATACTCCACGGGCGTCGTGGAGGTCCCTGAGTTCAGGAGAAAACGTCGCATCAGGGATGGGGTGATCTCCTTTTCCGACATCACCATGGTGTACTCCTTCCAGAAGAACAGCCCGATCCTGGCATTTCTGCAAAGCTTCTTTCTCAACGGAGAAGTGCATACAGCAATGCGGGTGAGGTGTGATGCAAGCGGCGTGGAGTTTGCCCGCACCATGTATCAGGATTGCGAGTGCATCGACATGACCGATCCCGAGACGGATCTGGCAAACCCCACCTATGCAAAGGTCACATGCATTTTTACGCCGTGGGAAATCATTCCACTGGCAGCGGAGGCATGAGTGAAGCTGTCAATACCATTCACCTGGTCGGGTGAGACATGGGTTGAAGTCGAATACGGAAAGCCCTCCGTGGAAGTGATGGCAGACGCGCGAGCCATTGCCGACACGGGGGATTTTTTCTCCACGGTGTTGACCTTTCTTGCCGGGGTGGTGCGTACCATAACATCCGCATCCGGGAAGGTGGAAACGGACAAAGGGCAGATCAAAAACATCCTACGCGAGATGCCCGCGGGCAACACTGATCACGTATCCCTTATGGCATTGGGCCAGGGTGGGAACGACCTTCTGGAGGGCTACTACAAATGTCCCCGCTGCGGAAAGGCGCTTGTGTGCGAGGGAGACCAGGCTGACAGCCTTGAAGATTTGGAGGTGATAGAAAGCGAGCCGGATCCCGTTGTGGAACGGACGCTTGTCGCATCGGTCTCCGTTACAAACAGGGCAACGAAAGAGGAGCTACTCTGCATTGAGTCGGTGAGCCTTCATCATCCCACCCTTCGGGATTACATTCAGGCATTCGGCGCTTCAGGGAAAGACAGGATACGCCAACAGTACGGCGCCTATGCAAACGCCCTTATTTCGATCAATTCCAAGCCGGTGGATGACAAGTTCAAACGCCAGTACGGGGCCTGGGCTTTCGGGAAAATGATGCTCGAGGATGTGAATGCAATCGCGGAACAGATTCTTTCCGTGGGGCTGCAGCGCACCCTGGAGAAGCACTGCGCGGAGTGCGGGAAAGTCTGGCCAGCGTCCGTCAGCACAAGCGGTTTTTTCGTCTCCGCTCTCGGGGAGCAGTAAAGCCACCCCCCTGGGAGCCGGGCTTCTGGCTCGCCGCGAGCGCCGATGAGATCGACATAAACTGGGAGGAGGTCGTGCAAACGGCCCTGGTCATGGGAGCAGGAACATCGGGTGCGGTCGGCCTGGCTGATCTGGGGGGGATGAGCGTGCGCCTGTACGACTGGACAATACAGAAGTACAATAGCCTGCAGCCTAAGAAGGAAAACGAGGAAGTCATCGATGCCTGATGATACGATCACCCTTCCCTACGATCCCGCTCCATTCGAAAAAGGGATGAAATCCAACCTCAAGGCCCTGGATGGGCTGACAGGGAAGGTCACCGCGGTTGCGGGCCAGATTGTAAAGAAACTTCTCCTGCTTGGTGTCGCGGTCAAGGGCGTCCAGTTGCTTTGGAACAAGTTCAAGGCAGGAGCCCCCGAGATCGGCAAGGTGTTCACCCTGGCATCTGATATTTTCTTTAAAAACTTTTTCTGGCCCCTTCGCAAAGCCTTGCTACCGCTGCTGCAGGGGCTCCTGGACTGGGTGAGAGACAACCGGGCCACATTTGTGAAATGGGGAAGTATCCTCGTCAGCATTTTCACAGTAGCGGTAAGTCTCGTGAAAATATTTTATGGAATATTGAGAGAATTGGTAGAGAAAGTATTTTTCCGATTTAAAGGGCTTTTCGGTCAATCCTTTATGGATACCATCAACCTGTTTATAGCGAAGCTGGCCGTTGTTTCGACATTCCTTTTTTCTGTTTTGGGGAGAATAGTGGATTGGATAACCCCCCAGCTTAATACCCTTCTGGATTTCATAATTCCAATTGTAAAACAAATCATCGCCCTTGGCATAGAGATTGGAAAAATAGCGTGGGACACACTCAAGGCTTTTTTTGAAAACTTTCATATTAATCTCAAACCAATAGCGGATG